GCTTCATTCCTTGGAGCAATTGAAGGAATTGTTCAACCTACAAGACTTCCATATTCTGTGACTGCAACAAGAACTGATGCAATGAATTCCACAGGAAGTTTGTATCATCTTCTTACAGTTAAAAATAGAGTCATTTATCAAGACAAAATTAATACTAGAGATTTAATTCCACAAAGACTTACTGGTTCTGTAAATACTGTTGGGGACCCAGCAGTTATATACTTATATTATAATGCCCAGTTTACTAATGCATTAAGATGGACAAGTCAAACTAATTTTAACGCATCTTTATATTCTACACAGGATAGCACTGGACTATTCATTTTACCAGCACAAAGCAATCCACCGATTGCAGCATTTCATGTATCAAATGGTGATACAATTGATGTTAACTTAGTGGATATTGGTATTGATATTCCTCCAGGAGGTTATATAACTGCCGTTATTAGTTCATCAAGCAATATGACTCAAGCAAGTGCAACATTCATTTATGTAGAAGATTAAAAGGAGTTTCGTTATGAGTGATCAGGTATATCTTGGCAATCCCAATTTAAAAAAAGCAAACGTACCAGTTCAATTTACACAGGAACAAGTACTTGAGTTTATCAAGTGCAAACAGGACCCTGTGTATTTTGCACGTAACTATATCAAAATTGTTTCTCTTGATTATGGTGAAGTGCCTTTTGACATGTATGGATTCCAAGAGAAATTGATTAGGAACTTCCACGAAAATAGATTCAACATTTGTAGAATGCCTCGTCAGACAGGTAAATCTACAACTTGTGTTTCCTACCTCTTGCATTATGCAGTGTTTAATGATAATGTAAATATTGCGATCCTTGCAAACAAAGCGTCCACGGCACAGGATCTTCTTGGAAGGTTACAGTTTGCATACGAGAAACTGCCAAAGTGGATGCAACAAGGTATTGTATCTTGGAACAAACGATCTTTAGAACTGGAAAATGGATCAAAGATTATCGCCGCGTCTACTTCTGCATCTGCTGTCCGTGGTGGCTCCTATAATGTCATCTTTCTGGACGAGTTCGCATTCATCCCGAATCACATTGCTGATGACTTCTTTGCCTCTGTTTATCCTACTATCTCGTCAGGTAAGTCTACAAAAGTCCTGATCGTTTCTACTCCCAAGGGCATGAATCACTTCTACCGCATGTGGCATGATGCGGAGAGAGGAAAGAATGAATATATTCCAACTGATGTTCACTGGTCTGAAGTCCCAGGTAGGGATGCGAAATGGAAAGAACAAACCATTGCTAACACTTCGGAACAACAGTTCAAGGTTGAGTTTGAGTGTGAATTTCTTGGATCTGTTGATACTCTGATTTCTGCACCAAAACTCAGAACCTTGGTATATGATGATCCAATTAAGAGAAATGCAGGATTGGATATTTACAAAGAGCCTATCAAAGATCACAATTATGTGGTTACGGTAGACGTTGCTCGTGGTGTTGAAAAAGACTACTCTGCATTTGCAGTATTTGACACTACACAATTCCCATATGAATTAGTAGCAAAATATAAAAACAACACCATAAAACCAATGTTGTTTCCAAACATCATAAAAGATGTTTCCGTATCATATAACAGAGCATATGTTTTAGTGGAAGTTAATGATATTGGAGATCAAGTTGGACAAATTCTTCACATGGATTTGGAATATGAAAATCTATTGATGTGTTCGATGAGAGGAAGAGCCGGACAGATCGTAGGTCAAGGATTCTCTGGAAAAAAATCTCAAATGGGTGTAAAGATGTCCAAAACTGTCAAAAAGACAGGATGTATGAACCTCAAAACCTTGATTGAAGATGATAAATTATTAATTAAAGACTATGATATTATTAGTGAATTAACTACTTTTATATCAAAGAGTGGGTCATTTGAAGCAGAAGATGGATGTAATGATGACTTAGCAATGTGTCTGGTCATATTCTCTTGGTTAGTCATGCAAGAGTATTTTAAGGAAATGACTGATCAAGATGTTCGTAAAAGAATTTATGAAGATCAAAGAGATCAAATTGAAGCGGATATGGCTCCATTTGGATTCATATCGGATGGACTGGAAGGTAATGAAAGTTTTGTAGATGCTGAAGGTGATAGATGGTTTACAGATGAATATGGCGATATGTCATATATGTGGGATTACAAATAATGGATATTGATGACCAATTTGAATTAGAACACTTATTCTTAACGGAAAGAAAATGTAGAGTATGTGGAGAAGTCAAGGATCTTATAGATGGATTTTACTTAACACGTAAGGGAAGATCAGATATAGCATCAGCATATTCATACGAGTGTAAACGTTGTACTATAAAAAGAATAACTGTCAGTAGAATGACAAATAAATTATTTGGAAGGTGGGAATATCCTGACTGGTAGGTTGTTCATGGGCGGTTTCCCCACTGAAAAGAGTCAAAATTCTAAATATTAGCAGTCATATGAATCTTCTTTAGAGGGAAAGTACATGTCGCTAAATTTAGTATCACCAGGCATAAAAGTTAGGGAGATTGATCTTACTGTAGGCAGAATTGATGCAGTTAATGATCAAATCGGAGCCCTTGGCGGACCTTTCCTGAAAGGTCCAGTTGACCTTCCAGTTCTCATTGAGACGGAAAAGGATTTATTAAACACATTCGGAAAACCACTATCCGATAATAATCAATACGAATATTGGTTGACAGCATCATCATATCTCTCCTATGGTGGAGTTATGAGAGTCGTTAGAACCGACTCAACCAATTTAAAAAATGCTAACTATCCAGTATCTTCACCCGTAGCTCTTAAGATTAAGAATCAAGAAGATTATTATAATAACTATTCAACCGATACAACTTGGATTTGGAGTGCAAGAAATCCAGGATCCTGGGGTAACGGGATGAAGGTTTGCACAATTGACGCTGCTGCAGACCAAAGAATTGCAATTGGAACATTTGGAATTTTAGCAGGATATGCTGTCACATGTTCAATATCAACTTCTTATGCATCTGCAACTGGAGAAGTTCTTTCTTTCCAGGGATTCATAAAGGGTATTGTTCATCAAGTTAATGAAGGAAGTATCGATGTTAAAGTCGTAAGTCTTCATGACACCTTAGCTGGAACTTCTACTGAAATTTCTTACCAATCTGGTGGATTAAATTCATTCCCAACAGGTGCTGGTGGTAACTATTATCAGGTCTTCAATAATGTTGGTGTTGCGGATTCATTAGAGAAATTCAGAACCATAGGTAGTGTATCTGCTGGAAGTACTGAAGTAACTGCAGAAGAATCCAGACTTGCGGACATTGTTGATAATAATCGTATCGTAGCCGGAGATCTTCTCCAAACTCTTAATGGAGCTGTTCAAGCAAAAGTTGTTGGTGTAGCTACAGACAAAATTACCCTAGAATCTAATTCATCAGTTACGATTGGATCAACAACACTTGTAGTCAGATATACCAGAAACGCTGGTGAAGGAACTCTTAATAATGGTGAAGGACTTCTACTAAGTTCTACAAATACAGGTGTAGATTGGTATGAACAACAAACTCTAGGACTTACAAATTCTACAGTTTTCTGGAAATCTATTGCACCAAAACCTGGAACAACATCATTCGGTGCAGAGAGAGGAGCTCAAGATGATGAACTTCACGTTGTTGTAGTAGATGATAAGGGAACTATAAGTGGAGTTACCGGAAACATTCTGGAAAAATTCGTTGGACTGAGTAAAGCGTCAGATGGTAAAATCTCACCATCCGAAAACATTTATTATAAGAACTATCTTGCAGCTTCTTCAGAATATATCTTCTCTGGAAGTTCTGATGCTGTAAGTGGTACTAGATTTACAACAATTGATGGATATATCCAAGAAAGTGGTGGTGGAATTGCTTGGGGTCAAGAATCTAGTGGAGTAAGTTTTGGTGCAGTTGGAAACAAAAATTATACTTTGTCTGATGGATTTGATTACTCCAGTGCAAGTGGGGGAATGTCAGTTACTCTATCGGATGTTCTAGCTTCATATGAAATCTTCAGAAATCCAGCAGAATATGATATAAACTTCTTGATCTCTGGCCCAGATGGCGGAAGTAGTATTTTCGAAGCACAAGCAAAGGCTAACAGATTGATTGATATCGCTGAAGCAAGAAAAGATTGTGTTGCTACGATTTCACCAACAAGAACTTCTGTTGTCAACGTTTCTAACACTGATACTCAAACATCAAATGTTGTAACTTTCTTCGATCCTATCGTTTCATCTTCCTATGGAGTATTTGATACTGGTTACAAGTACATGTTTGATAGATTTAACAATGAGTTTAGATATATTCCACTAAATGGAGATATTGCTGGATTGATGGCAAGAACATCAATTAATAACTATCCTTGGTTCTCTCCTGCTGGTGCTTCAAGAGGTACAATCAATAATGCAATCAAACTTGCATTTAATCCTTCCCAAGCTCAAAGAGACATTCTTTATCCTAAGAGAATTAACCCTGTTGTATTCTCGCCTGGTGCTGGAATTATTCTCTTTGGTGACAAAACAGCTTTATCAACTGCTTCTGCATTCGATAGAATCAACGTTCGTCGTCTATTCTTAACTGTAGAAGACACTGTATCCAGAGCTGCAAAATCACAACTCTTCGAGTTCAATGATGTTATAACAAGAACCAATTTTGTAAACATTATTGAACCATATCTCCGTGATGTAAAGGCAAAGAGAGGAATCACCGATTTCTTAGTAGTTTGCGATGAATCAAATAATACTCCAGATGTGATTGACTCAAATCAATTTAGGGCTGATATTTTCATCAAACCAAACAGATCAATTAACTTCATTGGTCTAACCTTTGTTGCTAATAGAACTGGTATTAGCTTTGAAGAGGTTGTTGGAACCGTTTAATTTTATAAAAGAACATCAATCCCTATCGAGGTAACTACAAATGGCATTTAGAAACACACCAAGCTTCAGTTCTAGAACTTTAGAAGATTTTAAATCAAGACTAATTGGTGGGGCCGCAAGGCCTAACCTGTTTGAGGTTGAATTAGCGTTTCCATCATTCTCAACCGATGAGACCACAAACGCTGGAAATGATCAGTCAAGAACTGTCAGTGAACTATCAAGATTTATGATTAAGACTGCAAATCTACCAGCATCTACTGTTGGTGTTATTGAAGTTCCTTTCAGAGGAAGAACTCTAAAGATTGCAGGTGATAGAACTTTCGATGTCTGGACAATCACCGTCATTAACGATGTTGATTTCTCAATCAGAACTGCTTTTGAAAAATGGATGAATGCGATCAATAAGCATGATGATAACTCAGGACTAATTAATCCTGCTCAGTATCAGACTGATGCTATTTAAAACAATATGGAAGATCTTCATTAGCATCAGCTGCATCTGGTCCAGCAAATCCAGTTCTAACAGGCCCTGGTGACCAAATCCCAGTTCTTAAGGCATATAGATTCTACGGAGTATTCCCAACTTCCGTAAGTGCTATTGATCTATCATACGATTCTACAGATACTATCGAAGAATTTACAGTAGATCTTCAGGTACAATGGTGGGATGCTCTTGATGCAAATGGCGCAACTCAGTTAAATACTGATGCTGAAGTTTTAAACCCTAACTAAATAATAGAGATAGAGTTTAAAATTTGAAGAATGCCTAAATTATTTGGGTTTAAAATCCAAGATTCGGAGGACGATAGATCAAAAAAATCTATCGTCTCTCCTGTTCCGGAGAATCAAGAAGATTCTTCGGACTTCTTTGTGTCTAGTGGATTTTACGGACAATATGTTGACATAGAAGGTGTATACAAATCAGAATATTCTTTAATAAAAAGATATCGTGAAATGGCTATCCATCCGGAAGTTGATGGAGCAATAGAAGATATTATTAATGAAGCAATTGTTTCTGATCAAAACGATTCTCCTGTACAGATAGACTTGCAGAACGTTCCTGCGTCAGATAAACTTAAAAAAATTATCAGAGATGAATTTAAGTATATTAAGGAAATCTTAGACTTTGATAAAAGATGTCATGAGATTATGAGGAATTGGTATGTAGATGGAAGAGTATTTTACCATAAAGTCATTGACTTAGAGAAACCTCAAGAGGGAATTAAAGAAGTTAGATATATCGATCCAACCAAAATAAAACTTATAAGAAAACTAAAAAAAGATCCTAAACAAGTTTTAAATCCATCTTTCTCTATCAGTGGAGAAGGAAAGGGACTTGCATCACTAACTACTCCAGAAGTAGAAGAGTATTATGAGTATAATCCAAATTCTAAAGGATCTTCCACTAGTACTGTTCCTACATTTAAAACTGGAGTGAGTGGTACTGCAAGAATTGCTAAAGATGCCATTACATATGTTCATTCTGGGTTGGTAGATAGAAATAAACAGGTAGTTCTTTCATATCTACACAAAGCAATTAAAGCACTTAATCAGTTGAGAATGATTGAGGACTCTCTTGTTATCTACAGACTTTCAAGAGCTCCAGAAAGAAGAATTTTCTATATTGATGTTGGTAATCTACCAAAGATCAAAGCGGAACAATATCTCCGTGATGTCATGACTCGTTATCGTAACAAGTTAGTTTACGATGCAAATACTGGTGAGATTCGTGACGATAAAAAAATGATGGCGATGTTGGAAGATTTCTGGCTTCCTCGCCGTGAAGGTGGTAGAGGAACAGAAATCTCAACACTTCCTGGCGGACAAAATCTTGGTGAACTTGCCGATATTGAATACTTCCAAAAGAAACTTTATAGAGCACTTGGAGTTCCAGAATCAAGAATTGGTGCTGGTGATGGTTTCAATCTTGGTCGTTCTTCTGAAATTTTACGAGACGAAATTAAATTTACTAAATTTGTAGGAAGAATGAGAAAGAGATTTTCTCATCTCTTCATGGATATGTTGAAGACTCAACTTATTCTAAAGAATGTCGTAACTCCAGAAGATTGGAAAGTTCTTTCAGATCACATTCAGTTCGACTTTGTTTATGATAATCACTTTGCAGAACTTAAAGAAGCAGAACTAATCCAGAATAGACTTGGTGTTCTTGCTGCTGCAGAACCTTATGTTGGAAAATATTATTCAGTTGAGTATATAAGAAGAAACATACTCAAACAAACTGATGCGGATATTATTGAAATTGATGAACAGATTGCAAATGAAATTGAAATGGGTATTATTCCGGATCCTAATGCTCCTGTAGATGAAGAAGGAAATCCCATTCCACCAGAAGGTGAAGAGAATGTTGATACTATGGGAGAAGTTCCAATGGAACCAGAACTTCCAGCTTCTGAAGTAGAACTTCCTCCAACAGAAGAAGCACCAAAACTCAAGATGCCAAAGGGTGGCAGAATATAATAAATAACTTTTAAGTAAACCCCTGAATTTTAAAAACAATGGATGACCTTATTGATATGATGGTTTCTAACGAATCTCCATCAGATATTAGTGACAAAATTAAAGAACTTTTGATGCAAAAGTCTGCTGAAAATATTGAAACTGTTAGACCAGTTGTAGCATCTGCTATGTTTGGTGGAGCTGAATTTAGTGACGGAGAAGAGGAAACTGGAGAAGATTCTGCAGAGGAAGAATCCGAAACATCTGAAGAAGATGAAGAATAATAAATAACTATTATAGAACTTTATTATAAAAATGCAAAGAACAAAAGTAATAGCTGATGAAGTTGCAATGCCAACTTTGGCGGGAGCAGCTTCAAGTATTAACGAAGCTACTTGCGTCAGATTAGTAAACAATTCTGGTGCTTCCGCAACTGTCAGTATTTCTACAGTTGTTGGTGCTGCTACCACTGACACATTTACTATGCCAGATGCAACTGTAGAGTTTCTTCAAAAACTTCCAACAGATGTTATTTTTGCATCTTCTGCATCTGTAAGAGCAACTAAAGTAGGACTAGTAGGGTAAACCAATGAAACTCATCACAGAAGAAATTTCAAACGTACAGATTATCACCGAAGGTAAAGGTACTAATAAGAAGCTATACATTGAAGGTGTATTTCTTCAAGGTGAAATCAAGAACCGTAATGGAAGAATGTATCCTATTTCAACTCTTGCAAGAGAAGTTGATCGCTATTGCGAAAACTTCGTAAACAAGGGACGTGCTCTTGGTGAGCTTGGCCATCCTGATGGTCCTACTGTAAACCTTGACCGTGTTTCACACAAAATTACTTCACTTGTTCAAGAAGGTAATAACTTCAAAGGTAAAGCACAAATTCTAAATACCCCAATGGGTAAGATTGCATCCTCTCTTCTTGATGAAGGTGTGATGCTTGGCGTTTCTTCTCGTGGTGTTGGTTCACTAGTAACTACCAACGAAGGCCATAAAGTTGTCGGTGAAGATTTCATGTTAGCAACTGCTGCTGATATTGTCGCTGACCCCTCTGCGCCAGACGCTTTTGTTTCTGGAATCATGGAAGGAAAAGAGTGGGTTTGGGAAGGAGGAATTCTTCGTGAACAACTTGCTGAAAAAACTTACAAGAAAATTAATACACTTGTAGACCAGAGAAGACTTGATGAACATAAGTTGAATTTATTCAATGAGTTTTTATCAAATCTTTAATTTATAAATAAATACAGATTATAAAAGGTAATCGGAGAGTACAAATGTCCAGTGGTAACAATTTACAAGAGATGGGATCTGTGGCTACCCCCGGTCAGGGCGGTGGCGCAGGAAGCGGCACTACACAATCCAAAACTGCTGTAAACAAAGGTGCTTCTGCACCAGAAGCAGCAGGAAAAAGCGCAACTCCAGTATCGACCCCCGGTCAAACTGGTAGTTGGGAGGATTTGGGCGGCCCTACCCCAGAAAACAGCAAGCCAGACGACGGCAGCAACGCACTAAAAACCCCAGGTGCATCACTTAAGCAAGTTAAGGATGTAATCACTGCTAAGGCTCAAGCAGGACATGCAGAAGCTGAGAAATCAGCAACTCCTGTCGCTACCCCAGGCCAAAGCGGTAAAATGGAAGAAGTAGAAGTAGATGAAACTCAAGAAGTAGTTGCTGAAGAAGAAATGTCTGAAGAAGAAACTGTAGAAGAAACAGTGGAAGATATTGATGCTATGATTGGAGAAGATGTTGAGGCACTTCTTCAAGATGAAGAACTCTCCGAAGAATTCAAAGAAAAAGCTGCTCTAATTTTTGAATCTGCTCTTAGCGCTAAGACTAAGCAGATTCAAAGTGTTCTAGAAGAGCAATATGCTGCTGCTCTTGAAGAAGAGATTGCAGAAATTAAATTAGGTCTAACCGAACGTGTTGATTCATACCTTGAGTATGTTTCATCCGAGTGGTTAGAAGAAAATGCACTTGCTGTTGAAGCAGGTCTTAAGACTGAGATTACCGAATCCTTCATGGACGGTATGAAGAGTCTTTTTGAAGCACATTATGTAAATATGCCTGAAGAGAAATATGATGTACTAGAGTCTATGGTACAAAAACTTGATGAAATGGAGACGAAACTCAACGAGCAGATTGAGCGCAATGTTGTGCTTAATCAACAGCTCTCCGAGAATTCTGCTGAAAGAATTTTCGCTGAGGTAACCGAAGGTCTCGCAATGTCCCAAAAGGACAAACTTGCAACCCTCGCAGAAAGTGTTGAGTTTGAGAGTGACGAAAACTATCGTGAGAAACTAGTAACTTTAAGGAAGTCATACTTCCCAGAGCAAGCTAGTGCTCCAGCTGACGAAACGGAAAATCTACAAGAAGAAGCTAATTTCCAAGAAGTGACTCATTCACCTTCTATGGATGCTTATCTAAGAGCTCTTTCCAACGTTACCAACAAGTGATTTCTAGATAATAACTCAAACCGCAGTTAAACGACACTTTTAAAGAGGTATCAAAAAACAATGGAATTTTCAAACTCACAACATTTAGTGGAGAAGTGGGCTCCAATCCTGGACCACGAAGGTTCAGGCTCCATCAAGGACGCTCATAGACGTGCAGTTACTGCACAACTCCTAGAGAACCAAGAGAAAGAACTTCGTGAGGCACAACAGTTCCTCGGCGAAGCTTCCCCAACCAACTCTGCTGGAACCGGTGGTTTCAGTGGTGGTTCTGATGCTGCTGGTCCAGTTGCAGGTTTCGACCCTGTTCTAATCAGCCTCATCAGACGTGCAATGCCTAACCTCATTGCATATGACATTTGCGGCGTTCAGCCAATGTCTGGTCCTACTGGACTCATCTTTGCAATGCGTTCCCGCACCGGCGGTCAGGCTGGCGATGAGACCTTCTACAATGAAGTCGATTCTGCATTCTCTGGTCAGAACAACAGCCGTAACCTCGAAGGCGGATTCTCTGATGGAGCCGTTGGTTTCGGTACTACCGCTCAGAGTGGTGCCAATCCTAACGCACTAAACCCAGTCGGTACTGCAACCACCAACCCTTCACCATATAACGTTGGTCAGGGTATGCAAACCGGAGACGCTGAAGCTCTCGGTGATGGTGCTGCAAACCTATTCAACGAGATGGCATTCTCAATCGAGAAAGTCACCGTTACCGCTAAGTCACGTGCTCTCAGAGCTGAGTACTCATTAGAGCTTGCTCAGGACCTCAAGGCAATCCACGGTCTAAACGCCGAGGCAGAACTTGCTAACCTTCTCTCAACTGAGATCCTCGCTGAAATCAACAGAGAAGTCATCAGAACCATCTATAAGGTTGCTGAGCAAGGTGCTGTAAGCAACACCGCAACTCCTGGTGTATTCGACCTCGACGTTGACTCCAACGGTCGTTGGTCAGTTGAGAAGTTCAAGGGTCTACTCTTCCAAATCGAAAGAGATGCTAACGCAATCGCCCAAAGAACTCGTAGAGGAAAGGGCAACACCATCATCTGCTCCGCAGACGTTGCTTCCGCTCTAACCATGGCTGGTGTACTTGATTACACCCCTGCACTCAACGCTAACCTCAACGTTGATGACACTGGTAACACCTTCGCTGGTGTTCTCCAAGGTAAGTATCGTGTATACATCGATCCTTATTCTGCAAACCTCAATGCTAACAACACTGGTGTTGACCAGTACTACGTTGTTGGATACAAGGGTTCCAGCGCTTATGACGCAGGTCTCTTCTATTGCCCATATGTTCCTCTCCAGATGGTTCGTGCCGTCGGTCAGGACACCTTCCAACCAAAAATTGGCTTCAAGACCCGTTATGGTATTGTCGCCAACCCATTTGCAGAAGGAACCGAGCAAGGTCTTGGAAGACTCCTCCTCAACAGCAACCGTTACTACAGAAGAGTCAAGGTCGCAAACCTCATGTGATTCATTTCACAACTCTTCAGAACATGGGGTCCGAAAGGACCCTTTTTTATTGTCTAAATAAAATACAAGGTTGATTTAAAAGAAATGAAACCAACTCCAAGAGAACTCAAAGAAGCAAATAGAAACTATGAAATGGTTTCTGAATATCTAATCCGTGAAGGATATGCCACCGACAAAGATGGTGCAGATAGCATTATTCACGGTATGAGTGAAGAATGGTATAACATTATCGTTTCCGAATGATATGGATGCTTTTGGGAAACAAATAGCAAATAGAAATTTCCTAAGTGTCTCTGGATTCAAATTTAATTTAGCTAGAGCACCAAAAGTAGATTTCTTCTCACAATCAGCCAATGTGCCTGGAATAAATCTTGGTGCAGCTATACAACCAACATATCTTAAAGATATTCCAATTCCAGGAGATAAGTTGGTATTTGATGATTTTCAATTGACTTTTATTATTGATGAAAATTTAGAAAATTACAATATAATCCAAAATTGGATGAGAGGACTTGGGTATCCAGATACTGTTTATGAGTATATGGAATGGATGTTAAGTGATCCAGCAAATCCAACCCAAGATCCAAATGTTTCAGATGGTTCTTTAATTGTTTATAATAGTAATTTCCAACCATCAAGTGTTGTAACTTTTCAAGCAATGTGGCCATCTTCACTTTCTGAAATTGATTTTACTGCTGCTAGTGGTGATGTTGAATATGCAGTTGCGACTGTAACCTTTAAGTATGCTCTTTATAATTTAACCAACTATGAACCTTGATGAAATTCAAAACCTTTGGGAACAAGACTCAAAAATTGATGAAGACAATCTCCACACAGAGTCCACAAAAATTCCAAGTCTTCATGCAAAATACTATAAGTTATTCAACAATATCCTAACTCTGAAGAAAGCTCAGGAAAACAAATATAAGATTTTAAAGAAAGAAAAATGGCAATATTACACAGGTAAAGCAGAACCTGATGTATACATTGAAAAACCATTTGATCATAAGGTGTTAAAGAATGATTTAGACAAATATCTAGATGCAGATGAAGACTTAATTAAATGTCAAACCAAAATTGAATATTATCAGATGATGTTGAATTACCTGGACAGCATCATCAAAACTATATTAAATAGAACATACCAACTGAAAAATGCCATTGAGTGGCAGAAATTTATTAGAGGTTATGACTGATATTGTAATTGCGAAAAAGAATGAAGTTTTCCTGAAAATTAAGGCAGAACCACACGTTTATCAGGAACTATCTGAACACTTTACTTTTGATGTACCAGGGGCTAAGTTTATGCCCCAGTACAGAAGTAAATATTGGGATGGAAAGATTCGTCTTTTCTCAACACATACTGGCGAGATCTACGTTGGTTTGTTAGATAAAGTTTGTGCATGGGCAAAGAGATACGATTACAATATTGAATTTGAAAATAATAAGTTTTATGGAACTCCTTTAGAAGAGAATGAGATGATCTCCTATGAAGGAGTCAAGGATTACATGACTCGCATCTCAAAACATAAACCAAGAGATTATCAAGTTGATGCAGTTTATGATGCACTCAGATATAATCGTAAACTTTTAATCTCACCGACTGCATCGGGCAAATCATTGATGATTTATTCTGTTGTTAGATACTTTGCAGAAAGAGATAAAAAAATTCTTCTAGTAGTTCCTACAACATCTCTGGTGGAACAAATGTATAAAGACTTTGTAGATTATGGATGGAACGCTGAAGACTTCTGTCATCGCATCTACAGTGGTCGTGAGAAGACGAACGAGTTTCCTGTAGTCATTACCACTTGGCAGTCCATTTATAAGTTACCTAGAAAGTTTTTTGATAGTTTTGATGTAGTCATTGGAGATGAGGCTCATCAATTTAAATCCAAATCATTAGTCAGTATAATGACTAAAATGGATAATACAAAATATAGATTTGGATTTACTGGAACACTCGATGGAACTCAGACACATAAATGGGTATTAGAAGGATTGTTTGGTCCATCATATAAAGTAACACAGACAAAAGAACTTATTGATAAAGGACATCTCTCTAAATTACAAATTAAAATTGTTATTCTCAAACACAATCCACAAGAGTTTGAAAATTTTGAAGATGAAGTTCAATTCATTATTGGTCATCAAAAACGAAACAACTTCATTAAAAACCTTGCATTAGATCTCAAAGGAAACACTCTTGTTTTATTTTCAAGAGTTGAATCTCACGGTCAACCATTATACGAATCAATAAATAATTCCGTAAAGGAAGGTCGTAGAGTATTTTATGTTCACGGTGGAGTTGGTGCCGAAGAAAGAGAATTAGTTAGAGAAATCGTTGACAAAGAAGATAATGCAATTATTGTTGCATCTTATGGAACGTTCTCAACTGGTATTAACATTAAAAATCTACACAATGTAATTTTTGCATCACCATCTAAATCTAGAATACGTAATTTACAATCCATCGGAAGAGTTCTAAGAAAAGGAAACAACAAAACTCAAGCAGTCTTATATGATATTGCTGATGATTGTACCAAAAACTCAAGAAAAAATTATACATTAAATCATCTCATTGAAAGAGTAAAAATTTACAATGAAGAGAGTTTTAATTATGAATTTGTACAAGTAAATTTAAAGGAATGATGGAAGAAGATTTTTATGCAGTAATCAAATTAGTATCTGGAGAAGAAATATTTTCCATAGTTTGTCCTTCTGAAGAAGATGGTAGAACTATGTTAATTCTTAATAATCCAGTGACAATAGAAGTTATTGTAATGAAACAACTTGGAATGCAAGGATATAAAATAGATCCTTGGTTAAAGTTTGCTGATGATGATACATTTTTATTGAATATGGATAAAGTTCTTACTATTAGTGAAGTAAGTGATGAAGAAACTATAGAAATGTATCATAAGTTTTTAAGACAACAAAAAAATAAAGATTCTGATAACAGACTTACTTCTGAAATGGGATATATTTCTTCAGTAGCTGAAGCAAGAAAAAGACTTGAAAATCTTTATAAAGGTAAAAGCCAAGATACTAAAGAAAGCTAATCTTTGAAACTCCACAGAGTAATTGTACAAGTTATTAGGGGCTGTTGTCAATAGGTGTTCATAATGTTATAATTTAAACAACTTAAGATAAAAGGGACTTATGGACTTATGCAAGCACCAAAAAGAAAAAGATCAGAACACTACGTTAACAATAAAGAATTTCTAGAAGCTATTGTTGAGTACAAAAGAAAGGTAAAAGTCGCACTGGACGCTGGTGAACCGAAACCTCGTATTACCAACTATCTTGGTGAGTGTTTCCTGAAGATTGCTACGCACCTGTCTTATAAACCAAACTTTGTTAATTATATGTTCCGTGAGGACATGATCTGTGATGGAATCGAAAATTGCGTTCAATACATTCATAATTTTAATCCTGAGAAATCCTCGAATCCTTTTGCTTACTTTACGCAGATCATTCATTATGCGTTTCTCCGTAGAATCCAGAAGGAGAAAAAACAGATGGAGATCAGAAGTAAAATCATTGAGAGGTCTGGTTACGATGAAGTGTTCACGGTAGACGATGATTACGGTAACTCTTCCGACTATAATAGTATTAAAGATTCTATTCAAACAAAAATGTATCAATGACCTTAGTTGCATGTGTGACTGACACCCATTATGGTGCCAGAAAAGGTAGCAAAACCTTTCATGATTATTTTAAAAAGTTCTATGAAGATATCTTCTTTCCGGAACTAGAGAAGAGAAATATTAAACATTGCATTCACCTTGGTGATGCATTTGATAGTCGTAAGTCTATTGATTTCTGGTGTCTGAACTGGGCAAAAGAAAATGTCTATGATAGATTTCGTGATCTTGGAATTACTGTTTATCAGATTGTAGGAAACCACGACGCATATTATAAGAATACAAATGATGTCAACTCCATTGAGTCCCTTTTGAGGGAGTATGACAACATTGTTCCTATTTCTAGTCCTGGTGAATATAATGTTGCTGGAATAAAAACTTTCATGATTCCCTGGATTTCTGCAGAGAATCAAGAAGAAACACTTACTAAACTTTCTAAGACTAAAGCAAAGGCTGCTTTTGGTCACTTAGAACTACAAGGATTTTCAGTTTATCCTGGTAATGTTCAACAACATGGTATGGAAACCAATGTTCTTGATAAGTTTCAAATCGTTTGTTCTGGACACTATCACACTCGTTCTAACAACGGTAAGATTTTTTATCTTGGCAATCCTTACCAGTTGTTCTGGAATGATGTAAACGATAAACGTGGTTTTAGTTTCTTTGATACTGAAACTTTTGAACTTGAGTTTGTTCAGAATCCTTATACGATGTTTGAACGAATTTATTATGAAGATCAAAAACCACAACTATTCAACGCAGAACCTTATAAAGATAAGATTGTAAAAGTTATTGTTCGTAAAAAGTCCGATCAACTTCAGTTTGAAAAATTCGTTGACAAGATTTATAAGACTGGTGTAGTGGATATTAAAATCGTTGAAAACTTTGAAGTAAACGATGATGATGTAGAGTTTGATTCTGAAAAGGTTGAAGACACTATCACCATTTTAAATAAATATGTTGAGGACTCTGATTTTGATCTGGACAAAGAAAAGGTCAAAACCCTTTTAAGAGAAGTCTACCAGGAAGCTTGCGAGATGGAATGACTATGTACATGATCACGCCATATGGGGAAGAGGATGGGGCATATGCCGTAACAGACTCGTATGGCGATAGAACATTGTATTTCTTTCAAGATGAAGATGATGCAGAGAGATTCGTTGGTCTCTTAGAAGCTGAAGACCACCCAGAAATGGAAGTGGTTGAAGTTGATCCCCAACTTGCAATAAGAACCTGTCACGAGTATAATTACAGATATGCAATCATATCTCCAGATGATTTTGTGATTCCACCCAGAAAATATGATTCTATTCAAAACGATTAAATGGCGAAACTTTCTTTCCACTGGGAATCAGTTTACTGAAATAAATTTTCAAGACGCTAATACCAATTTAATTATAGGAACCAATGGTTCGGGTAAGAGTACGATCCTAGACGCTCTTACCTTTTCTCTGTATAATAAACCATTTCGAAAGATTAATAAACCACAACTTATCAACTCAGTGAATGAAAAGGACTGTGTTGTTGAGATTGAGTTTTCTATTGGTAATCGTGAATATAAAGTAGTTCGTGGAATCAAACCGAACGTCTTTGAAATTTGGATTGATGGAAAACTCCAGGATCAGGATGCTGCAGCGGCAGATCAACAAAAGAAACTAGAGGAAAGTATTCTTAAACTCAATTACAAGTCTTTTACTCAGACTGTTATTTTGGGATCGGCAACATTTGTCCCATTCATGCAGTTGACATCTTCCAATCGTCGGGAGATCGTTGAAGATCTTTTGGATATTAAGATCTTCTCCACGATGAATAACATCCTGAAAGATAGGATGCGTAAAACTAATGAACTCATTCGTGAGTACTCAATCAAGAAAGATATGGTTGAGGAAAAGATTGAGATGCAAGAAAACTTTATCCGTGATCTGGATAAGAGTGGTAAAGAAAGAATTGGTAAGAAAGAAAATAGTATTCAAGAAATAGAAACCGAGATTGAAGAAGTCACTGATCAGAACGAGACTCTTTTATCCAAGATTGATACAGAACTCCAACCTGAGTTAGAGAAACTTAACAATTCAAAGTCAACTCTTAAAAAACTCAACCAACTCAGAGCCAAACTGGAACAAAAGATACAAACTTTAGTGTCCGAACATAAGTTTTTCCAAGAAAATACGGTTTGCCCTACCTGTACTCAGAGCATTGAGAATGAATTTCGCTTAAATAAAATTGTAGATATTGAGGAGAAATCCAAAGAACTCAATGACGGATACCGAGAGTTGGAGGATGCAATCAATGTAGAACAAGAAAAAGACGAACAATTTTTATCTTATTCTACGGAGATTAACAGACTCAACAATGACATTTCAAAAAACAATGTTAAGATTACTGGGCTTAACAAACAAATCAGAATACTTAGAAACGAAATTCAAGAAATTGCCTCACAAATTGAAAATAGAAATTCTGAAAGGGACGCCCTTGACAATTTAATAAAAGATCTAGACATAATAGAAAAACAAAGGTCTACAGAAAAAGAACAAGTCAATTATTATGAGTTCGCTCATTCATTGATGAAAGATGGTGGAGTAAAGTCTAAGATCATCAAAAAGTATCTGCCTCTTATGAATCAGCAGATAAACAAGTATCTACAGATGATGGACTTCTACATCAACTTCACATTGGATGAAGAATTTAAGGAGGTTATCAAGTCACCAGTTCATGAAGATTTTAGTTATGAATCGTTTAGTGAAGGTGAGAAGATGCGTATTGACCTATCTCTCTTGTTTACCTGGCGGGATATTGCCAAACTCAGAAACTCAGCCAGTACAAATCTTCTCATCCTAGATGAAATTTTTGACAGTTCACTCGATGATGCAGGGACAGATTTCTTCACCAAGATCATTCGTTATGCGATTCAAGATGCTCACGTATTTGTAATCTCACATAAGACCGATGACATCATGGACAAATTTGACAAGGTGATGAAATTTGATAAAGTAAAAGGATTCAGTAAACTAGTGTCATGACCACTCCAAACTGGCAACACCACTCCAAGAAGGAACAGAAACGAAAACTTAAACCGCAAGCACTGAGGGCGCGAAAAGAAGCCCTTAGACACTTTAAAAAGCGTCACATGAACCGCTCCAATGGGGCGGTTTCGTCGTATATTGGCTACATACGAAACGAAGTCCATGTCTGTTAACCACGAAGTCAAGGGTAACCTCGCCCGTCTCCTCGCAACTGAAGATCTGGTTGTGGAACACAAGAACGTCTCCACTGCATCGTTCAATGTGGATACTCGTGTTCTTATCCTTCCGATGTGGGAGAAGGCTTCTAGTGTGGTCTATGACATGTTGGTTGGTCATGAGGTGGGTCATGCACTTTATACTCCTAACGAGGATCTCCCCAAACACATTCCCCATCAGTTCGTGAATGTGGTTGAGGATGCTCGTATTGAGAAACTGATGAAGCGTCGGTATGCTGGACTGAACAAGTGTTTCTATGGTGGTTATCAGGAACTTCATGATGAGGACTTCTTCCAGATCGAAGGTGAGGATATTTCTACTTTCAATCTGGCTGATCGTGCAAACCTTTTCTTCAAGGTTGGTAACTATCTGAACATTTCCTTTACCGAAAAGGAAAACGAGATTGTCAAGATGATTGCTTCTTGTGAGACTTTTGCTGATGTGATCATTGCAGCAGAAGAACTATACAAATACTGCAAGGGTGAAGAACAGGAACAGACTAAGGTTGGTTCCATGGATAATCACGAGAGTAACGCTGGTGGTTCTGATCCTGGTGATTCTGCAGATCAATCCCTTCAAGAGGATTCTCCTCAAGAGTCTGGAGAGGGTGGCCAGGCGTCCTCTGAGGGTCAGTCTGATCAACAATCGGATCAACCCTCCAAGACTGGTTCAAACCAGGGTGGCGAGTCGTATGATCCTGAAGTTCGTACCGCAGATAATCTTGAAGAAGCTATCAAGGATCTTGTTTCCAACTCCGCTTTCGATGAGAACATCTATGTTGAACTTCCCAAAGTAAATCTTGATACTGTTATTGCTTCCAACTCTGAAGTTCATGCAGAGATTGATCGTTGGTGGAAACTGACAGAAGAAAAGATGCCTGATGAATTATCTCCATTTTGGGGAGTTGATAAGGAGTTTGTTCAGTTCAAACGTTCTGCACAGAAAGAAGTCAACTATCTCGTGAAAGAGTTTGAGTGTAAGAAATCTGCAGACTCCTACGCTCGTGCAACAACTGCTCGTACTGGAGTTCTGGACTGCACTAAACTTCATTCCTATAAGTACAATGAAGATCTTTTCAAGAAAGTTACCACTCTCGCAGATGGTAAAAACCATGGTCTAGTCTTTGTTCTGGACTGGTCTGGTTCTATGTCTCGTGTGATGTTGGATACCATCAAACAACTTTATAATCTGGTTTGGTTCTGCAAGAAAGTCGCAATTCCTTTTGAGGTTTATGCATTCACTCATGAATGGCGTCGAAATCAATATGATGAAAATGGTAAGTGGATCCAGATGGAACCTCACTACACCAAGAAACACGGTCTTGCTCAAGTTGATGAAAGTTTCTGTCTGATGAATCTTTTCACCAGTAAGACTAACAATCGTGTTCTTGAAGAACAAATGATCAACATCTGGCGGATTTCTTATGAATTCTCTGCACATTACAGTAATGTTCCTATCTACCAACACCCCAATCGTTTGTCTCTTTCTGGTACTCCTCTGAACGAAGCTCTGATTTCTCTTCATCAGATTCTTCCTAAGTTCCAGAAGGAGAACAAACTCCAGAAGGTTCAGTGTGTTGTTCTGACCGATGGTGAAGCTCCTCCTCTGAAGTATCACAAAGAGTTTAAAGATCGTTTCCCTCAACTTAAAGAAAGTGGTGAAGTTTACATCGGTCTGAATCGCATCGATGGTTACAGTTCTTTCCTTCGGGATCGTAAGACTGGTAATACCTATAAGTTCGGTCACGAATATCATGAGTTCACTGATGTTCTTCTTCGCAATCTTCGTGATAGGTTCCCTGAAGTGAACTTTATCGGTATGCGAGTCCTGGAGTCTCGTGATGCAAACAGTTTCATTCGTCGTTACTACGGTTACTCTGGAAATGAACTGGATAAAGTTACTTCTGACTGGAGGAAAACCAAGTCCTTCTCTATCAAGAAGTCTGGTTATCATACTTACTTTGGACTTTCTTCCACGGCTCTTTCTCAGGATACTGAGTTTGAAGTGAAGGAAGATGCTACTAAGACTCAAATCAAGTCTGCATTTGTAAAGTCTCTGAAGGGTAAGAAGATGAATAAGAAGATTCTTGGGGAGTTTATTGAACTTGTTGCCTAATAAATAATTAAAAAGTCACCGTTTGCAAATGAATCATACCAATTCCGATCTTGATACTTACAACCTAGTTCTTGAGTATCTTCTTGACGAAGGTTTTGCATCAACCGAACAATCTGCAGATAAGATCATCCTCAACATGAGTGAAGCTTGGTTTGCAGATATTATGGAAAAAAGAAATCCTGAAGTAGAAGAGAGGGGTAAGAAGGTTGGTGAGTATGAGAGAGCTGGTAAGTACCAAGGTATAACCAGTAAGTTCCGTAAAGAACATCCTGGTTCTCGTGAAGAGAAAAAGGAAAGAGGTCGCAAACCAACTGAAGGTGAAGTGGAACAGGAACGTATTAAAACACGCAATGCTCGTGTTGCTAAACATGGATTCACTTCTAAAGAGAAGAGAGAATCCAAAGCAAGAGAGAAGTATGATTCCCCAAGAGACTGAATAAATTATTATATGATCTGAGGTTTACTTTATGGATTTTTTTGAAGGTAATAAGGGAGTAAGATATACTTTTGAACTTGAAAATGGAGAACCCCTTCGATTAACTTATTCCCTGCAACCAAATAGTTTAAGAGAAAAGTGGATAAATGAAGTTGTAACATATAGGAGAAATAGGGAGACATATTTAAATTTAAAAATATCAAATAAAAATATTTCTCATTTGAAAGAATTGACTGATAAGTTAAATTCTATAATTTCTGATATTAACTTAATATACAAAAAAGTCAAAAAAGATGTTAGTCTACCTATTCTAAATGGAACTAAGGATGTAGGTAGAGAATCTCTTAATTATTTGCACGAAAAATTTGAAGAATATGGAGCAAATCCTTTATTGTATGCAGGTGAATATGCTCATACTCGTTGGTTGGATTTAAACGAATGGATCCATATAACTGAAACTGCTATGGAAACTACAGGAGAGGTGTTTCCACAATATAGTGCCTTAGTTACTGTTTATCCACCTTATCCTGGCAGAAAATTAGAAGAAAAAGACAAACTATTTTTATCAACAGAGTTTACTTGGGGTCAACTTTATCTCGGGTACAACACTTTAGGTAAAGATTATTTGAGTGCAAGTCAGGATAATGATGTTAGAGTAGTTACCAATAATCAAGTTAAAGTTCAGGAAATGTATAGTTCTGAAGTTTGGCTTTGTTTTCAATCTAGTTCATATATTCAAAAAGTAGTTGAGTTAGAATTTTACAAATGGTATGAAACTGTAGATCAAGCAGCTCAAGAAAGGATTCCTATAGAAAATTTAAATACTCTGGGATTGGGTAGATATTACCTTGGAAGTATTTTAATTGATAAAACTTTTTTAGATTTTCATCCTGTTCGTGATGATTGGTATTTTGATATGAGATTGCAAAAAAGGTGGAATGAAGAAGTCTTTTCTAAAGTTAAAAGTGTAACTAGTATGGAATTACTCGATGATTTTTGGATGGGTTTATGAATAAAATAATTGACAAATTTATAGAAAAATCATTGGATAATCAATGGTATCCTTCTAGAAAAGAAAGAACTTTTAATGTATTTGATTCTGATTGGCCTTTTCTTCAAATAGATTTTCAGGATGATTTTAGAGAAATGCATAAAGAATGCATAGAAAATGATCATCTTTTTGTTGGACACAGACAACAAGATAAACATTCAAGTTACTCTCATGAAGGTTGGTCTGCCTTAACTTTACATGGAATTCGATCTGATGCTACTGAACATTATGATCAATATGGATTAACTGAACCAGATTATAAATGGACTGATGTTTGCGAACAGTTTCCGACTTGTGTGAAGTTTTTGAAAAAACTTGGATATCATAGTTATGATAGAGTTCGTATAATGAAACTATCTCCTGGTGGGTATATAATGCCACATTCTGATGGAGAAGGTAGAATCTTTGGTCCACTAAACATCGCAATAAACAATCCCACTGGTTGTGATTTTTATTTTGAAAAATGGGGAAGAGTGCCTTTTAAACAAGGTACTGGATTTTTTCTAGACATTGGTAATGTCCATGCAGTATATAATAACAGTACGCAACCAAGATATCATTTTATTGTTCATGGAGATATTAATGAAAGGTTGATCTATGGAGCATTAAAACAACTGAAAATGAGAGAAAAAAAAGTTTGTTACGGTGTCTACAATCAAATAAAGAAGATTAATAACTTTTCGATGTATTTGAGATTTAAAGGAGCAACTTTGTTTTATCTCAATAGAGCTAGAAATAACGCAGAAATAATTTGTGGAGATGAAATACACGAAATATTAAAAGAGTCTCTGATTAAGGGATATGAATATTGCGTCATTCAGTCAGCGGGATGTACATTAAAAAGTTTTGATTATGATAGAGAGATAAAAGATTTTATAAACAAAAATCATTTTGGAATAGCTGGACATATCTTATCTTGGCCTGGAAATTGGTTGGAATTGCACCCTCAATTTTTTATAGTAAACGTTTTTGCATGGAAAGAAGTTGGATGTCCAGAATTTGGAGAATGGTTTCCATCAAAACAAATGTTGCCAGTAATTGAAAGGAGCGTTGAAAATTTTCATGATGACTATACTCCACTTTGGGTCAAGTATTCCGGTGAACAAAAACTCCAATCAAATTCTGGCCAGGGATGGAAACTTTTAACATCAATGTTTTTGGGTGATTGGCCTGTAATAACTTTGAGTGAAAAAATCAGACATAATAAGTTTTATTGTTACCCAGAACATGAAACTGAAAGATTTGAACATAGTATAAAAACATTGACTACATATGAAGGTCAAAATTGGAATCAAAATAAAATTTTAACAGATGTATTATCGATCAAAGATCAAATTTGGTTGTTTAATAGTGAAACAATGTCAATAAGTAATAAAGGGAAGTTCGATCTTGTTGCAAATACTGGAAGTGGGTTTAAACTACTTGACATTTTTAAGAACGAAAAATTAAATGCAGGTGGAAAAATACTGGTATATGATTTTAATGTAAAAAGTTTACAGTGGTATAAACATTTACATGAATGGCCTAGTGACAATATTGTTGAATGTATTCGAAAATTTTCTGGGAAAGATAACTTTGTTTGGTTGGGTAAAACTAGTCACGGATACGTTGAAGATGAATCTTTCACCAGTTCATTAACGGAGTTGATGAAACATTTTGGTGGAGTTGAAAATTTTTGCAAATATTGGCGTTTATTCAAAAAAACGCCAACTAAGTTTGTTGTTGCTGATTTATATAAAGATTCAGAAAAATTTGCTAATATTTTTGTTGGAAAAGGTAGAAAGTTTATCAATCTATCAAATATATTTTCAACAGATGCAACTACATTTTTATATGGTCATGTCGAAGTACAAACTTTACAACAAAGATGTCTGTCTTCTTTATATGTTGTAGATCCTGAAATAGAAATTTCAATTTATGATTTTTGGAATAGGCATTTGGTTGGCAAATTGAAAGATATTTTATGAGTGGCCACTTCAACAACCTGCACAAAGGGGCTTCCAACATCACTCCATTTATCGTATTATAGCTTCAGTTGAGAAACACACAACCTAATGCCTCGTTCCAAGATGACTGATGATCAAATCCTTGAGGGTCTCAAAGCTTCTTATGGGTCTGAAATTACTTCTGGAGATGTCAAAGCCTACTGTGCAATGAACAGTCTCTCCTATCCTACGGTCACTCGTCGTCTGGATTCCTATAAGGTTTCCCGTGGTCGTTGGAATCTGGAAGTAACGAAAGAAACTATTCAAGATTTGGAAGTATCCTATAATTCTCCTGCAGTTATTGCTGCAGTTCAACAAAATCTCATTCCTGAAAAAGATGATACCTTTGTCCAGTTTGGTAATTTTAAGGATATTAAAAAAATTATCTCCAGTCGTCTTTTTTACCCTACCTTTATCACTGGTCTTAGTGGTAACGGGAAAACTTTTGGTGTGGAACAGTCTTGTGCTCAGTTGGGTCGTGAACTGATCCGTGTAAACATTACTATTGAAACTGATGAAGATGATCTCATTGGTGGATTCCGTCTCGTTAACGGTGAAACCGCTTGGCACAATGGTCCGGTCGTCGAAGCCCTGGAGCGCGGTGCGATTCTACTGCTTGACGAGATTGACCTGGCTTCCAACAAGATTCTTTGCCTTCAATCGATCCTCGAAGGAAAGGGTGTCTTTCTGAAGAAGATTGGTCGTTTCGTCAAACCTGCTCCTGGTTTCAACGTGATTGCTACTGCAAACACCAAGGGTAAGGGTTCTGACGATGGACGTTTCATCGGGACTAATGTTCTGAACGAAGCATTCCTTGAACGCTTCCCTGTGACTTTTGAACAGGAATATCCTTCTGTTGCAAATGAAGTCAAGATTCTTGACAAGGTTGCACAGACTCTTGGTGTCACTGATGGTGAGTTCTGTAAGCGTCTTGCTGACTGGGCTGACATCATCCGTAAGACCTTCTATGATGGTGGTATTGAAGAGATCATCAGCACCCGTCGTCTGGTTCACATCATTCGTGCTTACAGTATCTTTGGTGACAAAGCCAAAGCGATTCAAGTCTGTGTGAATCGTTTTGATGACGAAACCAAACAGTCTTTCCTAGAACTGTATGACAAAGTGGATGCAGACTTCCAGCTTCCTTCTGAACAAGTTGACGGAGTGACTGTATTCTGATAAAATTTGGGAAGGTAAAAACTGCCTTCCCATTGTTATGCAAAATGACACTATTGAACTAAAAGATGGCCTGACCCCTTGGGGTCATAGTGACTACGAATTCTTAATTCAGAACAACATGAGTGAAAACATTATTATTCCCAATTCTCCAGCAAACCCCTGGAAGTACAATGAAGAAGACATTGTAAGAGAACTTCTTGAGTATATCCGTGGTACTTATAATCAACATTACTCTGCTGGTGATGATCAAATTCAAACACTTGACTTAATCGAAGCTTGTGGTGATGGTGAGGCATTCTGTCGCAGTAATATTCTCAAATATGCTTCACGATATGATAAGAAAGGTACTGCCCGTCGTGATATTATGAAGATCATGCACTATGCAGTTCTCCTTATGAACTTTAACGACAAAAACGCCCAACGAGAAACCTACCCCCACCGATGAAACTCCAAGAAAAAAACATGCAACTCTCTCAAAAGACTCTTTCTCTTCTTAAGAACTTCTCTGGCATCAACCAGTCTATTCTCTTCAAGGAAGGTAACAAACTCCGCACCATCAGTGTGATGAAGAACATCCTTGCAGAAGTGCAGGTTGATGAGGAGTTTGAACGTGATTTTGGTATCTACGATCTGAATCAGTTCCTGAACGCAATGTCCTTGTATCAGGATCCTCAATTGGATTTCAAGAACGATAGTTATGTGACTATCCGCGAAGGTAAGTCTCGCTCTAAGTACTTCTTTGCAGATCCTGCAGTGATCGTGACTCCTCCCGATAAGTCTATCACTCTTCCCTCTGAGGATGTTTGTTTTGAACTGAATACTCAACAGTTGGATAAACTTCTCAAGGCTGCTGCAGTTTATGGTGTTCCTGACCTTTCTGTGGTTGGTGAAGCTGGTGTGGTGAAACTGGTTGTCCGCGACAAGAAGAATGAAACTTCTAACGAGTATTCTCTGGTTGTCGGTGAGACCACTGGAACTTTCACCCTTAACTTCAAGGTGGAGAATATCAAGATCCTCCCTGGTTCTTATGAAGTGGTGATCTCTCGTAAACTTTTGTCTCGTTTCCAATCCGAAGACAAGAATCTGACCTATTATATTGCTCTGGAGCCTGATTCTACTTACGAAGAGTAATTTTATGAATGCAAACCAATTGCGAGTTTTGGGAAGTCTTTGCTTAATTGTGGGGTACTTCCTTATTTTATATGTTTCTGTTTATTGGGGATGTTGGATTCGTTTAATTGGTAATCTTGCAATGCTTCCATTTGCAATCAAGATTCGAACTTGGGACATTGTTGGACTTGAAACATTCTTCTCTGCAATAGATGCATCTAAAATTATTCAACTTTCATTATGAGAAACTGGAAAGAAACGTTTGAAAATCTGACCGAAGAAGATAAGGAAAAACTTTCCGTTCTTCGAGTTATGGAATGCACTAATGGTGTTATTCAATATGCTTTTAGGGATAATGCAAGTTATGCTCTTTCAGTTGATGATACTCGAAGAGCAATGCAATTTAGTATGGGTTGCATTAAAAGAATGGAAATTCCACTGGGAGAAGAAATTATCACTTTCGATGATCATCTAAAAGAAATTTTTGGTGAGATTCGTGATCTTTATGTGAGTGGTGCAAAAAATGGTGTTGAAGAAGATTTTCAAGAATTTATGAGAATCTCGATCATTATGTATAACGTTCTTGGAAAAGAAAGAATTGTTAATGCACAAAAACTTTTGTCTCAACACATTGAAGAGATCGCTCCAGATAAGTTACAATGGGGTGTAGACTACATTCTTCAGTTTATTAGATGAACATCTTTGTCACTGATCCGTTCCCTGCTGAAAGTGCAATCTGTCTTCCTGACAAACACATTGTCAAGATGCCGCTTGAGTGTTGCCAAATGCTCAGCATTGTTGCTTCTCCTTGGTATCACAATTACGGCATTCTTCCCAAACAAGACGGCACTGCCTACAAGACAGAGAGGGGAGCATTCCGCAACCATCCATGTACGAAGTGGGCGGCTGAGACGGTGGATAATGCCTATTGGCTCATCAAGTGGGGATTGAACTTGTGTTCTGAATACTCTCTGCGGTATAATAAAACTCACTCCTGTGAGGGGACATTGACTCATGCATACTACCTTTTTCCCAAAGGTAAGATCACCAATGTAACTCCCTTCGCTCGTGCAATGTATGATGAGTTTAAGTATGATGATTCTATCGATACTTTTACTGCATACAAGAGGTACATTGCCTCAAAACCTTGGGTAAAAGATAATTACCTTCGAATGCCAAACCGAAAACCTGACTGGGTTTAATTTATTATGAACAACACTGATTTTCTTTGGGTTGAAAAGTATCGACCCAAGACTATTGAAGAATGCGTTCTTCCAGACTCCGCAAAACAAATGTTTCGGGAGTTTCTAAATAAAAAAGAAATTCCAAACCTTCTTCTTTCTGGTCCTCCTGGTATTGGTAAGACCACAGTTGCTAAGGCTCTTTGTAATCAACTTGGAGTAGATTATTATGTCATCAATGGATCCGATGAGGGTCGATTCCTGGACACGGTACGGAATCAAGCCAAAAACTTTGCTTCGACCGTCTCACTATCTGCAACTGACGCGAAGCACAAAGTCATCATTATTGACGAGGCTGATAACACGACCCACGACGTACAACTCCTCTTACGGGCGAATATTGAGGCGTTTTATAACAACTGTCGATTCATCTTCACTTGTAACTACAAAAATAAAATCATCGAACCACTTCACAGTCGATGTGCCGTTGTTGACTTCTCTATTAACGGAAAACAAAAACCAGCAATCGCTGCAAAGTTCTTCGGTCGTCTCCAAGAAATCTTGGGTACAGAAGGTATTGAATTTGATAACAAGGTCCTGGTAGAACTTATTAATAAACACTTCCCAGATTGGCGTCGTGTTCTGAATGAGTGTCAACGATACTCTGCAGGCGGTAAGATTGATTCTGCAATTCTAGCTGAATTTTCTGATGTTAATGTCAATGCATTGGTTAAAAACCTTAAGGAAAAGAACTTCCCTGAAGTACGCAAGTGGGTCGTTAATAATTTGGATAATGATTCTGGTGTACTTTTGCGTCGCGTTTATGACGCTTGTTACGAATCCCTTGTCGCTAGTTCTATTCCTGCCGCTGTTCTTATTATTGCTAAGTATCAGTATCAGATTGCCTTCGTTGCCGATCAAGAAATTAATCTTTTGGCGGCGTTAACCGAAATTATGGTGGAGTGTGATTTTAAATGAATAAGACCGAATACTTTGCTCTGGATCTTGAGAAGTTCAAGGAAAATCCAGAAGAAAACATTCTTAAAATTCTCGAAGCATTGCAACTATCTTTTTCTGAAAATGCAGTCAACTTCGGTAAACTCCAACCTATGTTGGACATGTCAACCCCTTTAACTTTTGATTAATAATGATTGAAGTAAAACTATTTCGTATTGCAACGGGCGAAGAAGTCATTGCAGAACTTATTTCTGAAGATGATAACTTCGTTACTCTGAAGAATGGACTGGTAGTTCTTCCAAGTCCTGATGGTAGGGTTGGATTTGCTCCATGGGCTTCAGTGATTGATAGGTCAATTCCAGAGTTGTGTATCGCTAAAACTCATATCATCTATGTTGCAGAAGTTGATCCTGCAGTTAAAACCAAATACAATGAAGTTTATGGTGGAAGTACAATTGTTACTCCAGAAGCAAAGAAACTGATTCTTTAAAATGACGGACATCATTACCAAAACTGATATTAGAAACTTTGGATCCTACTCCGATAGGGGGGATTCCTTTGACGATGGGAAAGAAATATCTATTATTTCTGAGTTCCTTAAGTCTCATTCCGAAACTTCTGATCGAATTATAGAAAAACCATATGGAAAGTATGGGGTCGATCTTGGTGTTTTTGATGAGATGGTAAAATTGAAATATGCTGTAGATGTTGAAAGGTGGTCTCAATGGAACACTGATTGGCCTAGTAACTACAGATATATTTCTTTCTTGCAGAGAAAAGAGAAGTTTTTAAAACATAATCAGTTTGTAATGATATTTTTTAATTATAGTCTTACTAAATTCATTCGAATTAGGAAAGATGATATTTTGAAGTACCCTCCTGTTGATAGATATACTAAAGGTAAAATTGATTCTGTTAGGAAAATTCCATTTGAATGTGGTAAACTGTATGGTACTGGATTTACTGAGAGGGAAAAATCCATTTTTGAATATGAAGTTTGTGATCTTAAGATATGAATTTAAGTGAAATTGATGCAGTATATGCAGCAGACAAATTCATTGATTACTTCTCTAATATGGGACGTATCGATGAATACTTGCGTAATGTTAAACTTGACCGAATGAGTCAGATGCAAACGTCTCTTCTGGGTATGGGCCCTGAAGATGACATGTTTGATGCATTCGACATGCACCCTGAAGATATGGACATCAAAGTGTATACCGCTGGTGTCAAGGGTGGATTTAGTAACGAATACTTTAGTGAGAGACTGCAGATTACTACGTCTCACGCTATTGAAGACTCCATTCCTGGGAAGTCCTTGAAGTGGATTGTCAAAGAAATGAACACGAACAAAATCCTTGGATTCTGTCGTTTCGGTTCTCCTACGATTAACTCTAAACCTCGTAATGATTGGTTGGGTCGGACTCCAGAATTGAGTCGGTTCAATCGTCATGCGATCATGGGATTCATTATTGTTCCCACTCAACCGTTCGGGTTTAACTGTCTTGGTGGTAAACTCCTGTCTCTTCTTTGTTGTTCACATACTGCTCGTGAGACATTAAATAGTAAGTATGATGCAGACATCTGTCTCTTTGAGACTACATCTCTGTACGGGTCTACAAAGTCATCCTCTCAGTATGATGGACTCAAACCCTACATGAGGTATCGGGGACTCACTCAAAGTGATTTTACTCCTCTTCTGCATGACGATATCTTCCAGGAGTTGAACAAATGGTTTATAGCACGCAACGGGAACAAGAGTCTGGTGAAGGAGGACGCATCGAGTCGCAAACTCAAGACTCAACAAAAGATGATCTCTCTGATCAAGAAAAACTTACCTTCTCAAAAGGCTGTGGAGTTCCAGACTGCGATTGTAAGTGCAAAAAATCTGACTGAACAGAAACGTTTCTATATGTCTGATTATGGTTTCGAGAATGCACGGGAAGTGATTCTTGGTGAACAGGATGTTCTTCGCACTGGTCAAAACTATGACAAGTTCCATATGGAGAATCTGATCCAGTGGTGGAAAAAGAAAGCTTCTAACCGATATGAAAAACTGAAGTCTGAAGGTAGACTTCGCACCAAGGTTGAGACTTGGAATTCAAACCCAGATGAAATTGATATTATTCGATAATGGGTCCAAAATTAATTAAATTCAATAAACAGAAAATCGGTAAGAAAACAATTGATATTGCCGTATGGAGACACCCAAAGGGTTGGACTCAAGAAGAAGTTGATGTGTGTACCAAATATTATCAACTCCAGGCAAAAAAATTTGGTATGAGTATTGAACATTACATGAGAGAATTTCAATGGAATTGAAGGACTGGTTAAACTCGATCAATCAGACGAAAAAGAATTTGATTGATGAAGATCATTCACTTGAGAAGGGATATCCCCCTTTTATTATTAATAAGTGTCTCTCTGGTTTTGTTGATACAATTATGTTTGCAAATGAGATGAACCTCAATCATCAGTTGCCATCAAAACTACAATATGATTTTTTACTAAATACCATCAGGAAACGGAAAAGATTTTCTCCGTGGCTTAAAAAAGAGAAAATTCAAGATCTTGATGCAGTAAAATCGTACTATGGTTATAGTAATGAAAAGGCTCAACAAGCGATGAAGATTCTAACTAAAGATCAAATTAATCATATCAAATCGAAACTTGATGTTGGAGGCAAAAGATGAGTACCTTCGTTGAACCTGAAGTCAGTTGGTCACAAGATCAAATGGTTGAAGTAGTTCTGAATGAACCCGATGATTTTTTAAAAGTTCGTGAAACTTTGACTCGTATTGGTGTTGCTTCTAGGAAAGAGAAGAAAATATATCAGTCTTGTCATATTCTTCATAAACAAGGACGTTATTACATTGTCCACTTTAAAGAGTTGTTTGCTCTTGACGGTAAACACGCAAATCTTACAGTGAATGATGTTCAAAGACGCAATAGAATTATTAACCTAATTTCCGATTGGGGTTTGGTTTCGGTAGTCAAACCAGAATCTATTACTGATGTTGCTCCTCTGAATCAAATTAAAGTTCTTTCTTATAAGGATAAGGGCGATTGGGTTCTTGAGAGTAAGTATAACATTGGTAAGAAGAAGAAACCAGAAGCACAATAAATAGTACTGAGACCTTTCGTGCGGTCTCTACAAAAGTCGGAACACCCTAAAGAGAGGTACGGTTGTCACCCTACCTCTCTTTTTCGTTTTATGGTTAAATAGTATTGTACGCCGAAAGGGTACACAAAACACAAACTCGCTTTTAAAGGAGCTACAATAATGACTAACCTCACGAGGTATACTGCTGCCGATTTGTCCACACTTATGGACAGGATCACTAAGAACAGTATCGGTATGGACGAATACTTTGATCGTCTGTTTAATCTTCACGAAACTTCAACAAACTATCCTCCGTATAATCTTGTTCAGGTAAATAATGTAGAATCGCACCTGGAAATCGCATTAGCAGGATTTAAGAAGGAGGAAGTTCATGCGTACACGGAGTATGGAAAACTTTTTGTCGAGGGACAAAAATCTGATACAGAATCGGACAGGACGTTTATCCACAAGGGCGTGGCTAGCAGAAGTTTTAAAAGAGCGTGGACTTTATCCGACGACACCGAAGTACGAGACGTTACCTTCGAAGACGGACTCCTCAGAATCGTCCTCGGAAAAATAGTTCCAGAACATCACGCTCGTAAAGATTATCTTTAAAGCGAAACAGTTGAGTATAGATTATAAATAAAACTGAATATCGTCGGCGCTACGCTGTACGGGGAGGTAACTGGCAAAATCCAGTTGACACCTCCCTTTTTTCATGGTATCTTATTAGGAGGTAAGGAGTAATTATGGCTGTTCAGTTGGCACTTTTGAAGTCTGGAGAACAAGTAATCGCAGACATCATGGAACTTGTAGATGAAAATAATAATCGCAAAGCTTATGTTTTTTCCAATCCATACATAGCTCGTCTTTTGACTTCTGAATTGTTAGTTGAAGGTAGTATTGATCAATTTAATGAAGATGGGGAAGTGGAACATAAAGTTGCATTTAGTCCATGGATTATTCTATCTCATGATAAAAGAGTTGCTGTAGATCCAAGTTGGGTAGTTACTGTTGTTAATCCACACCCATGGATTAAATCATCATATGAAAATAAAATGAATGATTCTCTAGAAGAACAAAATATTAATTCTCAAATTTTAGTGGAGGAGTCGAATGGATGATGTTCAAGTTATTGTCCTAGTAAACGGACAAACAATTATTTCCAAGATTGCTGCAGTGGTATCGGAACTTGGAGAGCCTGATTGTAAGTTGATCAATCCCTATCAGATTGTTGACGGCAAACTTACTTCTTGGTTGAGTGAGTTGACTGCCAACACTGATGCGATTATGATCTCTTCAGACAAGATTTTGACTTTGGTTGATCCCAAAGAAACTCTACTTAATGATTATTTGACTCTCACTAAATGAAGTTTTACACAAGTGTATTTCAACTAGGTAATGATATCCTCGTCCGTGGATACGAAAACGGCAAACATTTTACAAAAAGAGAAGAGTTTTATCCAAGGTTTTTTGTTCCTTCTAAGAAGGAAAGTAAGTTCAAGACCTTGGATGGACAGCATGTTGAACCCATTCAACCTGGAACTATCCGAGACTGTAAAGAATTCTTGGACAAGTATCAGGATGTGAATGGGTTCAGGGTTTATGGGAATGACCGATATGTTTATCAGTACATTGCTCAGAACTATCCAGAAGAAGAGATTAAGTTTGATAGTAGTAAGATCAAGGTTATCACCATTGACATTGAGGTTGCAGCTGAGAGTGGATTCCCCGATGTCTTCAACTGTGCTGAAGAACTTCTTTTGATCACGGTTCAGGATTACAATACCAAACAGATTATTACTTTTGGTTCACGTCCTGCAAACATTACGCAGAAGAACGTCAGGTTCATCCAGTGTGCGGACGAGTATGACCTTATCGGTAGGTTTATGGACTGGTGGACGGCAAACCCACCAGAGGTCGTTACAGGGTGGAATAACGAGTTGTATGACATGCCCTACCTAGTGGGTCGCATGACCCGTCTGATGGGTGAGAAGTTCGCCAAACGTCTCTCTCCGTGGAACATCGTTCGTGTTGATGAGGTTACAATCTCTGGTCGTAAACAACTTAGTTGCCGCATTGCGGGTGTGTCTATTCTGGACTACCTCGATCTCTATAAGAAGTCTCCTGCGACTCCGAATCAAGAAAGCTACCGACTAGATCACATCGCCTTCATGGAGTTGGGTCAGAACAAGTTGGATCACTCTGAATTTGATACTTTCCGTGACTTTTATACTAACAACTGGCAGAAGTTCGTAGAGTACAACATCGTTGACGTGGAGTTGGTTGACCGTCTTGAGGATAAACTGAAACTGATTGACTTGTGTTTCACTCGTGCGTTTGACGCTAAGGTAAACTTCAACGATATCGCATATCAGGTGAGAACCTGGGACGCAATCATTTATAACTATCTTTTGAAGAAGAACATTGTAATTCCTCAGAAGGAACGTAACAGTAAGAGTGAAAAATATGCGGGTGCGTTTGTAAAAGAACCTATCCCTGGTGCATATGAGTGGGTTGTCAACTTTGACCTTAACTCACTATATCCCCACTTGATCATGCAGTACAACATCTCTCCAGAAACTCTGATTGAACAACGTCATCCCAACGTGACAGTCAGTAAGATTCTGAATAAAGAACTGACTTTTGAGATGTATAAAGACAATGCAGTTTGTGCCAACGGTGCGATGTACCGTAAAGATGTGCGTGGATTCCTTCCTGAACTGATGGAAAAAATGTACAACGAACGTGTCATCTTTAAGAAGAAGATGATTGAGGCAAAGAAAGCTTATGAGAAGACTCCAACCAAAGAACTTGAGAAAGAGATTTCTCGATGTGATAACATCCAAATGGCTAAAAAGATCGCTCTTAATAGCGCTTATGGTGCCATCGGTAATGAGTATTTTCGATATTACAAACTTGCAAATGCAGAAGCGATTACACTCTCTGGTCAAGTCTCTATCCAATGGATAGAAGAGAAGATGAACAAATATCTAAACAATGTTCTTAAATCTGATGGAGTAGACTATGTTATTGCTATTGATACCGATTCTATCTACCTTAATATGGGTCCTTTTGTTGACGCAGTATTCAAGGGTAGAGAGGCGTCTACTGAGGAGATTGTTAATTTCCTTGATAAGGTCAGTCACATGGAACTTGAAAAGTATATTGAGAGTTCTTACGAAGAATTGGCCACTTACCTCAACGCCTACGAAAACAAAATGATCATGAAACGCGAGAACATCGCGGAACGTGGTATTTGGACTGGTAAGAAACGTTATATTCTCCGTGTCTGGGATAGTGAGGGTGTCCGATATGAGAAACCCAAACTGAAGATGATGGGTATTGAAGCGATCAAAACTTCTACTCCTGCACCATGTCGTAAGTATATTAAGGATGCATTGGATATCATCATGACTAAAGGTGAGGATGATGTGATTGACTTCATCGAAAATGCTCGTAAGGAATTCAAGAAACTGAAACCAGAAGAGATTGCGTTTCCCCGCAGTGTTTCTGAGATCAATAAGTGGATGTCTCGCACTGACATGTACAACAAAGGTTGTCCCATTCATGTTCGTGGTGCGATCTTGTATAACCACTACACCAAGAAAGTTGGACTTGATAAGAAGTATGCAGCAATTCAAAGCGGAGAGAAGATTAAGTTCTTATACTTGAAAGTTCCAAATCCTATTCAAGAGAATGTCTTCTCTTTCATTCAGGACTTCCCCAGGGAACTTGGATATGAACAATACGTTGATTATGATGCACAGTTTGACAAATCTTTTGTTGAACCGATGAAGATTATTCTCAATGCTATTGGTTGGTCTGTTGAAAAGAAAATCAGTTTGGAGTCTTTCTTCGGATGAGTAAATACACTGTCTGTTGGGCTGAACCTGGAGATATTTCTCCTTATCAGCACCATAGAGAATTTAATGATGAAATCACTGCAAAGTGGTTTGCAAAAGAGATGAAAACCCAGTATAATTGGGTTATCTGCACAGAGTCTAAAAATCTAGAGGAGTAGTATGGATCTGCCTATTAACGATAAAGAACTTGACACTATTGTGAGTGCTCTTCGCCTTGGTGGAGATACCTCTCTTTATCAGAAACTAAAAATTGTAAAAGAAATTCGTGAGGAAAATCCTGGTGGACCTTACAAACAAATTCTCCGAGAACAATTTGGATTTGTTGCCTAAAGTTTATGAACACCCTTTTGGAGTAAAGGAGTATTTTTATCCAAATAGGTTTACATATACTGATATTAAAAATGTTATAGATTATCTAAATAAAAAATTTTATAACGTTAATAATATTAAACATGAATCTCCAGGACTTCAGACTCCAGGAGATTTTAATTTATTTTTGGAAGAACCCTTTCAGAAGTTAAAAGAAACATATTTGGAAAGTGTTGAAAATTATGTAAACCAAAAAAAGTTGATTGACAACCTAAATTTGGGTAAGTATAATATTTTTACTTGGTGTTATATGAATTGGAAATCATCTGGTCGTCAAGATGATACTCCAGTGTGGCATATACATAATCCAACACATCCGGATTCTATAACAGGGGTTTTTTATCTTAAACTACCAAAAACAAATAAAGGAGAAACTAAATTTCATATAGGCGGAAACGAATTTGAATTACCTTCTAGAGAATTGAGTTGGTTTCTTTTTCCATCAACTTATCTGCACGCTCCTGGAGAAATAATTTCAAATCAAAAAAGATATGTTCTTAGTGTTGATATTTGGTTTGATGAAACTTATGATAAAATTAAAGTAATTAGTGGAGATTTTTAAATTGGATTTTCTTAAAGACATTGTAAAAGAAATTGGCGGTGAGTATACACAACTTGCTTCCGAAATTGATGAAACAGAAACTTATGTTGACACAGGTTCGTACATTTTTAATGCACTGGTTTCAGGTAGTATATTTGGCGGTGTATCTGGGAATAAGATTACTGCTATTGCTGGAGAGTCTTCTACTGGAAAGACTTTCTTTTCTCTCGCTGTGGTTAAGAATTTTCTTGATTCTAACCCCGATGGTTATTGTCTCTACTTTGATACTGAGGCCGCTATCAATAAATCCTTACTTGAGTCTAGGGGCATTGACCTCAGCAGGTTAGTTGTCGTCAACGTAGTTACGATTGAAGACTTCCGTGGTAAGGCTCTGAAGGCGGTAGATCTGTATCTTAAGAAACCATTAGAGGAACGCAAACCCTGTATGTTTGTGTTAGACTCCTTAGGTATGCTTTCCACTGAGAAGGAAATCACCGACGCACTCAACGACAAACAAGTTCGTGACATGACCAAATCTCAGTTGGTCAAAGGTGCATTCCGTATGATCACCCTCAAGTTGGGTCAAGCTAACATTCCCATGATTGTTACTAACCACACTTACGATGTTATTGGCTCTTACGTTCCTACTAAAGAGATGGGTGGTGGTTCTGGTCTTAAGTATGCTGCCTCTACGATCATTCATCTCTCAAAGAAAAAAGAAAAGGATGGAACAGAAATTGTTGGAAACCTTATCAAGGCAAAGACTGCTAAGTCGCGTTTAAGCAAGGAGAACAAAGATGTGGAAGTACGTCTGTATTACGATGAGCGTGGTCTTGATCGTTATTATGGTCTTCTTGAACTCGGTGAGATTGGCGGTCTCTGGAAAAACGTCGCAGGACGTTACGAGATGGATGGCAAAAAAGTCTATGCTAAAGCTATACTCAAAGACCCCGAAATATATTTCACTCCAGAAGTAATGGAGAAACTAGATGAAATTGCAAAGGAAGAGTTTCGTTATGGGTGATTTCATCAAGGTTTATGAAGATGTCCTTGATGAAAAACTGTGCGAAACTTTAATTCATATGTTTGATTTGAGTGGATACAAGGAGATTGTTAAAAACGGCGGTACTCCCAATTTCACTCAATTAAATATTAATCAAAAACATCCAGAGAGTATTAAACAACTTTCACTGAATACCAAGAAAGTTCTGGATCTTTACAAAAAACAGTTCTCAGATTACACTAGATGGTATCCCCAGAGACTCTTTTTGGAAGAGTTTCGTATCAAGAAATATCATTCCAGAAGTCATGATCGTTTTGACATCCACGTTGATGTAGATAATCATGCATCTGCAAGAAGGTATCTAGCTTTCTTGTATTATCTGAATGATGATTTCACTGGTGGAGAGACTGAGTTTCCTCATCACAATAAAAAGATTGTCCCTAAGAGAGGGTCAGTTATGGTGTTTCCTCCAACTTGGCAGTATCCTCATGCAGGATTACGAGTCAATAAAGGAATAAAGTATATTATGTCCACTTATTGTCACTATTACTAATGGAAAGGGTTGAAACTACTATTCTTAGGAGTCTCGCATTTAATGAAGAATATTCCCGAAAGGTTATGCCTTTCATCAGAACTGAATATTTCACTGACTATACTGAGAAGGTAGTTTTTGAGGAGATTGGTAAGTTTATTTTTAACTACAATAAACTTCCTAACCAAGAGATCCTTCGTGTTGAAGTTGATAATCGTACTGATCTAAATGAGAATACTTATAAAGAAGTAACTGAGTACGTAAGTAAACTAGATGACTCTGCTTTGGATACTCAGTGGTTGATTGATACTACTGAGAAGTGGTGTCGTGACAAAGCTATCTACCTTGCATTGATGGAGTCCATCTCCATTGTAGATGGTAATGATCAGAAGAAAACCAAGGATGCGATTCCTTCCATTCTTTCAGATGCACTTGCAGTCAGTTTCGACTCTAACGTAGGACATGACTACCTCCAAGATTATGAAGGTCGTTATGATTTTTATCATCAAACAGAAGAAAAGATTCCTTTTGATCTGGAATTCTTCAACAAGATTACAAAGGGTGGACTCTGCAATAAATCTCTCAATATTGCTCTTGCTGGAACGGGTGTCGGCAAGTCTCTATTCATGTGTCACATGGCTAGTTCCGTTCTGTTGCAAGGTAAAAATGTTTTGTACATTACGATGGAGATGGCTGAAGAAAGAATTGCGGAACGTATTGACGCAAACCTTTTAAATGTCAACATCCAAGAGATCGCAAATCTTCCACGTAAGATGTTTGAAACCAAAATTACTAATCTCTCTAAGAAGACTCAGGGATCTCTTATAATTAAAGAGTACCCTACAGCGAGTGCTCACAGTGGACACTTTAAGTCACTTCTTAATGAACTTGCACTTAAGAAGTCATTTAAACCTGATATTATTTTCATTGATTACCTTAATATATGTGCTTCCTCACGATATCGCGGTAATCTTTCTGTCAATTCATATTCGTATATTAAAGCTATTGCAGAGGAGCTTCGAGGGTTGGCTGTTGAGGCAAACGTCCCTATCGTATCTGCCACGCAGACCACTCGCTCTGGTTATGGCAGCAGTGATGTTGACCTTACTGACACTAGTGAATCCTTTGGCCTCCCTGCTACTGCTGATCTTATGTTTGCCCTTATTAGTACCGAGGAACTAGAACAACTTGGACAGATTATGGTGAAACAACTTAAGAATCGTTATAATGATTTGTCGGTCAATAAGAGATTTGTTCTTGGTATTGATCGTGCAAAGATGCGACTGTATGATTGTGAACAGTCTGCACAAGGAGATATACTTGACTCGGGACAGGAAGAGGAGTATACTTATGAAGAAAAGAAAACTGGTCCCAAAAAATCGTTCGAAGGATTTAAATTCTGATGTCTAAAACTATGTCTAAAACCGTTGATTTCCAGAAGTACTCTGAGTTTGTAAATGCAGTTACTTCTGATGCATCTACCGATTTCCTTGCCCTTAGTGATCGTCTTGTTACACTTGACGAGAAAGGTGCAAATATTGAACGTCTCCTAACCGCAGGTGTTGGTATCAATGCAGAGGGTGGTGAGTTTCTTGAGATTATCAAGAAGATGATCTTCCAAGGTAAACCTTTTAATGCAGACAACAAAGAACACATGATCATTGAACTCGGTGATCTGATGTGGTACGTTGCTCAAGCATGTATGGCACTTGAAGTTTCCCTTGATGACGTAGTTGCACGTAATGTGAAGAAACTGGAGAAGCGTTATCCTGGTGGTTCTTTTGATGTTTACTATTCCGAAAATCGTGCGGAGGGAGATCTGTGAATAAAATTTATCTCTTTTCTAAAGATTCTTGTGGCCCGTGTAGACTTGTAGAAAAATATCTTGAAGCTCTTTCTGATGATAGGACTAAGTTAATTGAAAAAGTGGACCTTGAAGATGTTAGTGATTTTCCTATCCCTCAAGAAAATTTGGACCTTGCAAAACAATATGGAGTAACTGCTACTCCAGTTTTGGTTATCACTTCAACAGATGGAACTTTGTTAGAATCTTATACTGGTGGAGTAGACATTACAAAAAACATTTCAAAAGTTTTTGAACAATATACCGCATAATAATCAAACCCTTGTCATAAATATTTGACAGGGGTTTTTTCTTTTCACATGGCAAAATTAAATGAAGGGGATGTGATGGAGGGCGTATTTGCCATCTGTCTCGCAGAATTATTTGCTCACAACGATATCAACAAGTCTAGAGTAAACGGGTGGAGAAGACAAATAGACCCAGGTATATTCAGAAATGGTAGGGCAGAGGTAACAGTAAGAGAATTTAAAGATGGTAGACCAAAGGATAATATCAAGGTCACTCTTATTCTTAGACTAAAATATGAATCAACAAATATGGCTTTTGGAGATAACTTTGCTCCTTTATATGAAAGTAGTAAAGATATAGGTAATATCAGTAGAAAGATTGATAATTTAATAACTTTTACCAAAACTCATTACAGATCTTTGATTAAACAAACTAAAGATAGTTATTTAAGAAATAAACAATCTGATAATGTTGAAATTATTATCAATGCAGATGGTATTGCTGGAGAGTCTTCTGGTGGATCTATAAAAGGTGATTTGGAAGTTGATGTTAATATGAATGGTGCTATTGTAATGGACAGAAGACTTAGTTTTTCATTGAAGTCTGGTAGTAAAACTCTTGCCAATTTAAGTCCTTTCAATGGTATGATGGATATCTTGGGGAGATTTGGAGTGTCTTTGGAAAAGGAAGTAGAATATAGAACTATTTTGGGTGAACAGTTGGCAACTGCAAGAACTCCAGCTGAAAAAAGATTAAAGGTTAATACTATTAATAACCTATACAATGACACTTTATCTGGTTTATCTGATAAATCATCCTCTGCATCATTTAAAGGTGCTGCTTTTCAACTTTTTAGAGATGTCACTTTTGGTTCAGATCTAGCAAACGTAGTTGATATTGATAAAACTAAAATCAAAGAGATCACTGTAGAACATATAAATGAATTGGAACAGAACACAACATTAATACGTGTTGATGAGTCTGGTAGAGGTTCTAATAAAACGTTAAAGTTTGTATTACAACCTTTAAATAAGGAATTATTCCAACTAAGATTTAAAAAAAGAACTGCTGGTTCTGGAGAAAACTTTCAAATTAAGGAATTGAAATTCTATGTAGAAGCGGGTAAAGCCGCATATGCACCGCAACTTAAATGATAAATAAACATAGGTAAAGGAATACTAACTATTATTAGAATGAAAAAGTTTACGGATTTCTTAACTGAAGCTAGAGAAACATCTGCGTCTACCGAAGCGAAAAGACTCGGTTTGACGGGAGATGGTCATGGCGGTTGGTATGACAAAAATGGTGAATTTGTAGCAAAGACTGTTAATGGAGAATTAAAGTTTTTTGGTAAGAATGATGTTCCTGGAGGAAAAGATTCTCCTTCATTGGAAACTCCAACAGGAAAAGCACAAGCAGCTGCTGAGGTTCCACAAGTAAACACTCAAGCTAATAAACAACAAACACAAACAAAACAAGAACTTCCACCAGAAGAACAACCGGCCGAAGAAGAGGTTCCTGTGGAGAGACCAGTTCCAGAAGCACCTGGAGTTGTTGTAGTATTCGGTAGATTTAATCCACCAACAATTGGTCACCAAAAACTTCTAGATCGTGCAGCAAAAGAAGCCGATAAGAGAGGTTATGAACTTAGAGTTTATCCTTCACGTTCACAAGACAAGAAGAAAAATCCTCTGACTCCTGATATGAAGATATCATATATGCGTCAGATGTTTCCAGACTATGCAGATAATATTATTGATGACAAGGGTTCAAAGACTATCTTCAATGTTATGACTGGGGCTTATGGTGAGGGTCATGATAATCTAATAATTATGGTTGGTGCAGACAGACTTGGGGAGTTTCAAGGTCTTGCACACAAATATAATGGAGAACTTTATGATTTCAAGGAGTTGGAAGTAGTCTCTGCCGGAGATAGAGATCCAGATTCTGATGATGTAACTGGAATGTCAGCATCAAAACTGAGACTTGCAGCTGCAGAAGGTGACTTTATTAAGTTCGCTAAGGGTGTTCCAGATACACTCGGTAACATGGAGAAACTCGAACTCTTCAATGTTCTTCGTAGATCTATGGAAATTAGTGAAGAAACTGAAATTTGGGAAGTAGCACCTAAACTCGATGAAGAAGGAATGCGTGATGCATACCTAGTCGATGGTGTTTATAAAGTTGGTGACATTGTTGAAAATGTCAACACTGGATTTGTTGGAGAGGTAATTAGAAGAGGTACAAATTATGTAATCTCTGTCACAGAAGATAATATAATGTTTAAGTCTTGGTTGAGAGATCTTGTAGAAAATCATCCGCATGAAGTAGGTACTGATGAATATAGAGAATATGTTCAGAAATTAACTCCCGGAGAAAAAGTAAGAAGTTTTACAGGAGTTGGAGTTCCTTCAATTTATGATAGATTTAAACGGGGTATTAAAAAGAATAAATAAAACTAGCAGTGTTTTAATAGTTAAATGGCTAGTTGGGAAGAATTTTCGTACCGTATTTTAGAATCTAAAAAATTAGACCCTGTTGGTAAGGAAGACGGGGACGTGAACAATGATGGAAAAAAAGACGAATCCGACAACTATTTGATGAAGAAGAGAGCTGCTGTGGGTGCAGCTATAGAATCAGATAAAAAGAAAAAATCAATGCGTCCTGGAAGTCCTATTGCTCAGGCATTAAAGGCTGATAAAATCCTTATGGATCTTCATAAAGAAGGTTTGGATCCAGTAGGTAAAGAAGACGAAGATATTGATAACGACGGAGATTCGGATAAAACCGATTCATATCTTCTAAATCGCAGAAAAGTAAGATCTAAGATTATTGCTCCTAAAGAGAGACTTAAGACTGATAGAGATATGTTTAATATCCCTAAGTCTGAACAGGAGTCTGCGAAAGAAAGACTCCTTGCCAAAGCAAAGGCAAAGAGAATGAAGGAAGAAGTTGAAGTTATTGATGAAGACTCACGTCGTATGAGCAATAAGCAACGTACTCAACGTGTAAGAGACAACATTAAGACATTTAAGAATAGTAAAATAGAATACACTCCTCCTAATAACTGGGATCCCGATGCTAATCGTGGTCAAGGAGAAGTTCTTACTCGTAAGCAGATTGAGAAGAAGCGTCGTAAGTCACTTCGCCAAGAAGAAGTTGAAGTTGTTGATGAGTCTGGATATTTTCCAACTCCAGAATCACAAAGAAAAGATTATGAAAAACATAAACCCAACTTGAGTACAGGTGAACTTCCTGGTAGACACAAACCCGTGAAGCGTAAACCTGATGGTTCTTTACAGAAAAACTCTTTTGAACCAGAAGGTGAACAACTTGATGAAAGATCCGTTCGTATGTCTCGCATGGTAGACAGATATCTTGGTAGAGACAAGAGAAAGGCTAAAGAACGTAAGGATAACGTTCAATCAATTAGAAAAGGTAGAGAAGAAATCGCTAGCAGTATCGCTAGACTTGCACATTCTGGAGATCTTCCCGCAAGTGTAGTAAGACAAGCTGAAAAAGTGGGTGTTAGACCAGATCACTTCAGGGGTGCTGCTAAGACTGCACTTAAGAAAGAAGAAGTTGAACTACTTGATGAAATGCCTTATCAAGTAATGGGTTATGATAAGGAAGGTAAGAAGGAGAAGAAGGTCGGCAAACCAGTAAAGAGTAAAAAGTATGCTGACGCAAGAGCGGCAGAACTAGAAGATACTCACAAGAAAACTGGTGGTAAGTACCGTTCTCAGTATGTTGAAGAGGTTGAAAACATTGAAGAAAAGTCTCTAAGTAGAGCACAACAGAGATTCATGGGTATGGTTTATGCTGCTAAGAAGGGAGAGACTCCTGCATCTCCTGAGGTTGCAAAGGCTGCATCTGGTATGTCTAAGAAGGACGCGAAGGATTTTGCAAAGACTAAACATGAAGGTCTTCCAGAGAAGAAAGAAACCAAAGAAGAAGTTTCATTGGTAGATAAGATTCTTGCCGAAGCTTCTGACGCAAGACTGATGGCGCAAAAAGCTAGAAGGGAAGGAAAGAATAAGATTCAAGCTTCTAGGATGAGGACAGCAAAAGTATCTGTTGCTGCTAATCAGATGATGAGAGATGAGGATGATAGGAAAGAAAAGGCAAAAGAGGATATAAAGAGAGGTAAGTCTGCAAAAACTGGTGCAGAAAGAGCAGAAGCTATTAGAGGTGCTACAAGAGTTAAGGCTGCTAAAATTATTCAACAAACTGAAAGAGAAAAGAGAGAAGAAAAGGTAAGAGCCCGTAAAGAAAGAAAAATTGAAAAACAAGACGCACAAAAACAAAAGGAAAAAGCACAGGCACAAAAAAGAGCTCAAAAGGAACAAGAAAGTGTAGAGAAATCAAAAGCAAAAGAGATTGAGAGACAGAAAAAGGAAAAACAACAAAGAAGAAAGGAGTTGGTTGGTGACATCAAACAAGCTTGGTCATCTAAAACAAATGTAGGTAGTGGTAGAAAGGATACTGAAGATGTTAGCGCTGCCGTGAGTAACGTCGGTAACATTGCAAGAGGAATTGGTGGAACTGCAAAAGCAGGTATCAAATATGCTTGGAAAAAGAGACAAGCAAGAAAGGAAGCAGATGAAAGAAATAAAGAGGTAAAGGATACTAAAAAGGAGAATTATGAGTTCTCTAATTGGAGAGAAGAGTTTCTTTATGAGATCGATCAGCCACAAGCAAAAGAAAAAATTATTGATGTAACTAAAAAGAAAAATAAGGTTGAAGTCAATCCAAACATGGGTGAAGAAAAAGTTAATGAAGCAGCACCATTAGCTGCTGCAATTCCTTTGATTGCAAGAGCTGTTGGAGGCGCTGCAGCAAGAGGAATTGCTGCAAGAGGTGCTGGTATGGCTGCAAAGGGTGCATTAAGAAAGAAAGCAGTTGACTTTGCCGCAAAGAAAGGTGGTGAGATGACTACTGATATGGTTCAGAAGAAACTATCTAAGAAGTTTAGAAACGAGAAGGATGGTGATGAACAGGAATATTATGATGAGGGTGCTGCTTGGACAAAGAAATCGGGAAAGTCTGAGAGCGGTGGCCTAAACGAGAAAGGTCGCCGCTCATACGAAAGAGAAAACCCTGGTTCTGATCTCAAAGCACCTTCTAAAAAAGTTGGTAACCCTCGTCGTGCATCATTCTGTGCCAGAATGTCTGGTATGAAAGCTAAACTAACTAGTAAGAAGACCGCAAACGATCCTGACTCACGCATTAATAAATCACTTAGAGCTTGGAATTGTTAATCTATGAATCTTGTTCTTATGCCAGTGAATGATGTAAATAACCCAGTATGGTCCGTAATCATCCTTCTTGGTTGCGGACTTATTTTTACGTTATATTGTGTTATATATATTTTACGCCTATCATTTAAGGAACTAGAAGAAAATGGGAGCGATGACACCACCAAGTCGGAAGAGTTGTTACAACTTCCGAGTGATCAACATAGATAGAGTAGTTGACGGAGACACAATCGATGTCACGATTGATCTCGGTTTTGATCTTTATAAAAAAGAAAGAGTTAGAGTTGCTGGTGTTGACACCCCGGAAAAAAGAACAAGAGACCTTGAAGAAAAAGCACTTGGTTATGACGCAACACATTGGTTGGAAACAAGACTTGCGGAGGTACTTGATGGGTCTGACGATCTCGTTATCCGCACTGAGCTTGTTGGCGGGGTTGGCAAGTATGGGCGTCTTCTCGGTTGGCTCTACGTCGGAGACTCCGAGTTGTCCCTCAACGAAAGAATGATCGAAGAGGGATACGCCTGGGCGTATGATGGGGGAACCAAACAAAAGAATTTTGAAGAACTTCGTGAAATAAGAAGAGCACACGGAACCCTGGTGGAGTGATATGGACCAAAGACAATGGCAAGAAGTTTTTACGATTGTGAGAAAGTACCAAAGAAATATGCTTGGTAATACATATGATCGTTCTGAATATGAAAGATTAACTAAAATATTGAATGAATTAGAACCCTATGCATACGGAGAATATAATTCATCCCGAACATAAATATGATTGTCTATAAATTTTTTGAGGTTCATCATGCTTTCATTTTTACTCCCACTCGCAACAAAGGTAATTCAAGATGCAGTTGCCAAAATTCCAGAAAACGAAGAACTCGGTGAAAAGTTGGTTGAGATCTGTCTTGTTATCTTGGGTAAAGCGGTTAAGCTGACCAAGACTGACATGGACGATCAACTACTTGAAGTTGTCACAAAAGCGATCAAAGCCAGAGAAGAGTGATCTTTAGTAAGGAGACCTTATTTACAGGTCTCCTTTTTTTATAAATATCAATATACATAAGAATTTAACGGGGAATTAACATGTCTCTCTGGGGTAACAACGATAGTGTATACGCAACTGGTAACGTCACAACCATTACAGCTGAAGGTGTAGTTACTGGATCTGGCACAACATTTACTGATTCTGGTCTTGTTGCTGCTGGTCAAGTCATCACCATGGGTACTTATGGTAGTGGAGTCATCAAGTCTGTTGATTCCAATACTCAACTCACTCTTGTAAGCGCTTCTGGACTTAGTGGAGTACCCACTAGTGGAATCACTCAGGCATTCAACATTAACGAAGCTCCTAAGTTTACCACCCACGATTCAAACTGGGCAGGTAACGAGGTTTATGGTTCTGATGAAGATGAGGTTGGTGTCGCAAGAACTACCATCTATTCACATGACCATGCTGGTTGGGTTGGAATTACAACTTATGTCGATGGTATGAACAATACCAGAACCAAGACTGAAGTTCTAGTTGCAATGAGCTCCATCACTGGAGACGCTGCGGATGATTCCGTACTTAGAGACTCATAAATAATTTGCAAATCTATTAATTAAGAACATGGGAAGACTAAGAGATTTACTAGGTGGTGGTTCAGCTCCTGCTCCCGCTCCTACTCCAGTAGCAAAACCAGTAGCAAAACCAGTAGCAAAAGCACCAAAGAAACCTGCAGCACCCGCTCCCGCACCTGCAGTGGTTGAGGAATCAACTGAAGAGGAGTGAGTTTTTTATTGAAAATGTAGTATGAAGTTTGATGAATTGAACGAAGATAATTATATAATGTTTGCAATAAAACATTATGAGAATCCCCATGCAGTAACGCAAGAGGATTTTCATGAAGATCTTAAAAGATTTAAGTGGATTAAAAGACTTTTAAAAAGATACCAGACCACTGGTATTTTAAAATCACATCTACTTATAAATCATTTTATTATTCTATATAATGTATTTGGAGAAGCCGCAACTCCTTTACTGTTTTTTAGAATTGATAAAGAGTTGTGGCCTGTGGTTAAGACGTTTGTTGTTTACTTAGGGAGATTACCCGAGTTTCCCAAGTCTGCATTACATGATATTCCGATGGATGAAAATTGTTTACAAGACTTAAGTAAACTATGAAAGACCCCGTATTTGAAAACTCTATAAAAATAATAAGAAGTTTAATGGAAGATGCCCCTACCATGTCAATGGGAGGTGGTGCTATTGCTGGTTCTGCAGAAGCAGGTGATGATCCCCCAGTAAGAAAAAGGAAGAAATATATTTATCAAAAAGGTTTAAGAAAATGGTGGAAACAACTCACTAATTAAGGAAAATGGCATTCGGTCTTCAAAAGTTAGCGGTCCTTGAATCTAAACTCGATATTTATGAAGACCTAAGTAAAGAGATGCTCGACAAACTTGAACGAGCGGTTGCGACTATTAGTGAAAATAGTAACCGAGTTGCGATCATCTTGGAACGTCATGAGAGTCGTCTTGCTGAAAGTGAAAGAGCAGACCAACTCATCATCAAAATGATTGAAGAATTGAAAGAAGAGATTGCGGATATTGATAAAGGTGTGAAACTAAAGTTTCATGATCAGAATAAGAAGATCGAAGAGAATCAAAAGTGGATTTGGATGGCGGGTGCAGTTCTAACTACCGCAGTAACAATCTTACAAATTCTTCCAAATATTGGAATGTCATTGACACCTGTGACTAAGACGAGTATGATGAAGGGAACGCATATTCATCGCCTGGCATGAGCCTGATTGATTCCAAGTACATTGGACTTGTTTCTGTAAAACTTCAAAAATTCGCAAAGAAGAAGGACGGACTCTACAACTTTCGTTGTCCTTATTGTGGAGACTCACAGCGGCATAAAAACAAGGCTAGGGGATACCTGTATCGTCTGAAGAACGATCATAATTTCAAATGTCACAACTGTGGCGTCTCCAGAACCTTCACAAACTTCCTTAAGGACACCGATCCCTCTTTACACGATCAGTACGTCTTTGAGAGGTATAAGGCTGGTGCCACAGGCCGTGCATCTAATACTCCAGAACCTAAAGAATTTAAATTTGATAAACCAAAATTTTCAAAAAAAGACTTCGACCTTGAAAAAATCTCAGAACTAAATACATCACACCCCGCAAGGAAATTTTTAGACAATCGAAGAATCCCGAGTAAGTATCTGGGCGAACTTTACTTCGCCGAAAGGTTCAAAGAATGGACCAATACACAGAAATATACGTTTGAAAACGTAGAAAACGATGAACCAAGGATTATTATTCCCTTAAAAAATCACGGAAAGATTTTTGGGTTTCAGGGGAGATCGCTCAATCCAAAATCAAAACTTAAGTACATCACAATCATTTTGGATGACAACCACCCCAAGATCTATGGTTTAGATAAAGTTAACTGGGATGAGACAGTATATATCGTCGAAGGCCCTTTCGATAGTATGTTTATTGAAAATTCTATTGCAATGGTTGGTGCAGATATAGACAAAATGTTTTTCGTTACAAACTTTGAAACAGAATTTGTGATGGTTTATGATAACGAGAAACGTAACAAACAAATCGTTGATAGGATGGAAAAGGCAATTAACATGCGGTTTCCTATAGTAATCTGGCCTGATACGATACAACAAAAAGACATTAATGACATGTTTTTAACTGGACTTAACGTTCAGGATGTGATACAATCTAATGTCTATAGTGGATTACACGCAAAAACAAAACTTACTAGTTGGAAGAAAACATGAGTAACGGGACCAAAGTTGTAAAGAGAAATGGTAATACTGAATATCTTAACCTAGACAAGATCCATAAAATGGTTGAGAGTGCCTGTGAAGGACTCGCAGGTGTTTCTGCATCCCAAGTTGAGATGCAGTCTGGTATTCAATTCTATGATGGTATTACTACTCCTGAGATTCAGGAGATTCTAATACGTTCTGCTTCCGATCTTATTGATCTTGAAGCCCCTAATTATCAATTTGTAGCAGCAAGACTTCTTCTTTTTGGTTTGTATAAACAAGTGTTTGGTCCTTCTTGGAATCAAGGATTTCCAAATATATTGCAACACTTAATTAAAGGTTCTGAGAAGAATATATATGATAAAGGACTCTCATTTAAGTATTCTGTTGAAGAGTGGAACAAGATTGATAGTTGGATTGATCATGATCGTGACATGTTATTCACTTATGCGGGTTTACGTCAGGTCGTTGATAAGTACCTCGTGCAAGATAGAAGCAGTGGTGAACTATATGAGACTCCACAATACATGTACATGTTAATCTCTGCAACGGTTTTTGCAGAGTATCCAAAAGAGACTAGACTAGACTACGTTCGTAGATACTACAATGCAATCTCCAAACACAAAATCAACATTCCCACACCTATCATGGCGGGAGTGCGAACTCCACTTCGACAATTTGCTAGCTGTGTTCTTGTTGATGTTGATGACTCCCTCGATTCTATCTTTAGCTCTGATATGGCTATTGGCAGATACGTTGCACAAAGGGCGGGAATCGGTATCAACGCAGGCAGAATCCGTGGGATCAACAGTAAGATCCGAGGTGGAGAAGTTCAGCACACAGGCGTTATCCCATTTCTCAAAAAGTTTGAAGCAACTGTCAAATGCTGCACACAAAATGGCATCAGAGGTGGATCAGCAACTGTCCACTTCCCAATCTGGCACCAAGAGATCCAAGACATCCTAGTTTTAAAAAATAATAAAGGAACGCAGGATAATCGCGTTCGTGGACTAGATTACTCAATTCAAATTAGTAAACTCTTCTATGAACGATTCATCTCCAACGGAGATATCTCCCTCTTCAGTCCTCACGATGTTCCAGATCTTTATGATGCTTTTGGTACTGATCGATTTGACTGGTTATATCTGGGTTATGAACAAGATACACGAATCCCAAGAAAAACTGTTGGTGCTCAAGAACTTATTCTGGACCTCTTGAAAGAGAGAGCAGAGACGGGTCGTGTTTATATCATGAACATCGACCACTGTAACTCTCACTCTTCCTTCAAAGACAAGGTGAACATGAGTAACCTGTGTCAGGAGATCACCCTTCCTACAGATCCTATTCGTCATATTGATGATGCCGATGGTGAGATTGCTCTTTGCATTCTTTCTGCCATCAACGTCGGTAAGATTAACAAACTGGATGAGATGGAAGAACTTTGTGATCTTTCTGTTCGTGCTTTGGATGAGTTGATCGACTATCAGGAGTACCCTGTGGCAGCAGCAGAACGTGCTACAAGGGCACGTAGATCCCTTGGAGTAGGTTTTATTGGTCTTGCCCACTATTTGGCACGTCATGGGGAGCATTATGATGATCCTCGTGCATTGACCCTGGTCCATAAGTTGACTGAAGCATTCCAGTACTACCTGTTAAAATCATCTAATCAACTTGCAAAAGAGAAAGGTGCATGTGATGCAT